ACCAACGGATTAAAAGTCCGATGCTCTACCGACTGAGCTAAAGGCGCGCGATGGTTATCCGGAGTGGCCGGATACCCAAGGTTTGCCTTTTCTCCACTTCAATGCGTTGTGCAGGTTGATGGAGCCATAGAAGAGAGCGCCGAGTATGAATCCGTGCTGTCTTGTAGCGATGGCAAACACGATCCAGATGCACTCGTTGAAGAGCGCCAGCGCCCACCCGTACCACTTCCTCTGGCCAATGAGAATGAGCGCAGTCATTCCAATGACAGACAGAAGGTACGGGGTGAGCGTGTGGAGCATGGTCAACCGAGACGAGACTCTAGTTCATTGATGCGCGCAATCATCGCATTGAGCGAGTCGGACGTCAACAGTTGACCGACCTCAAATGGCGGGAGCGGCTCGCTATTGCGCGTCACTACGGCTGCAACTGCGACAACTGGAGCAGCAATTACCATTGCCGCGCTAGAGCCGCCAACCCTCATGAACTTACGACGATTCATTTCTTCTCCTGTTGGTATCGGTGTTTTGGTCTGTATCTAGTTTCCTGCGGGTGTTCGGATCGGACCGCAGGAACGACACGACACGCTCAACCCTCGCTCTTAGTTCTTCAATCTCATCAGCGGCTCGCATGGAAATGCATGGGTCATTGGCCGCTCGGCAATCGTCCGAGCATTGACACTCATTCCGCAGTTGGATCACGATGTCGTCACTCACCACGTACCTCTTCTACTACGTCTCGTGGGTCTTCAAGACGACCGCGAACACGCAGATAGTCGTTCAGTGCTTCATCTATTTCCTGCTTTGCTATTGCAGCATCACGAAGTTGACGGGCCACGAGAAACCACTCTAGGCGTTCGTGGCGTAACCGTTCAATCTCATCTGCAAGCATTGCAGAAACAGAGCGCAGGCGTTCAATCTCGTCGGCGGCTGTCCATGCACACTTTGCCAACTCCCAACTGAGCAGACGACCATCGTTTTCTGCTCTGGCGACTTCTATCCGTAGTCGGGTCACAATGTCGTCACTCACAGCATTTCTCCTGACCATTCGGTACGGACATAGGTATCGTCGGCAACTTTACGAGATGCCAAAAGTTTGGTGAGTCGGTCAATTTCGTCGGCTGCCCTCAATAAAACTTCAGGGTCAAATGAATCCCTGAACATCTCGTCTTCATAGTGCGCGTATTCGTGGCGGCAACTAGATGCAATGTTTTCAAAACCCATATCGTCACTCACCATGTACCTCCGAGAATCCATGTCCACAGTAGCGCCATAGACAGCCAGAAAAACGCAACGATCATTTCAGATCAGGTCGCCGAGATCGTAATCCCTTGAATTCAGTTCTTTGTCGGGGATGTTCACCCAAGACCGAAGTTCGCCCTGCATTGAGACAAGTGCGTCATGCATAACTTCCTCAACCTCATCATGAAGCCACAGGTGGCTCATAAACTCCTCGGGGGAACAGTCTTTCCTGAATCCGCAATCTCCGCAAACGTTGATCATTTGTCATCCTTTTTTGTGGGCCGGACGGGGATTGAACCCGCGACCTAAACGTTATAAGCGTTTTGCTCTAACCACTGAGCTACCGGCCCCTCGGATTACGAGACCTTACCGCCTATCAGTATGGTCTCGCTGGACGGCCAAAAATACTCCATGGTCGGGTCCTCGGTCCACCCGAACGCGCCGTAATGCTCCGGGTACTTGCGCAAGAGATTTGCACGGTGGGACGAATGTACGCGGTCATCTCCCCACCATGAGGGGAGATCGGAATAGTCCGGCTGGACGAGATTCTTGATTTTGCCAAGACATGTGTCCTTGAATCCGCGACGGATCCATTCCTCGCAAATGGCGACGCCATAAGCGGAAAGACCATTGACGTTGTTCATCCACATTTTCGTAGCCGGATGATTGCGCCATCCGTGCTGCCGATTGAGCACGATTGCGTTGATGATCTGCATCGTCTCCACGCGCTGCTTGCCGAGCCTGCGGTAGTCCAAGAACTCCGCAGAAGCGACAAAATCGGGAACTGGAACAAATGTTTGCATTGATGACCCTTTCTTTACCGTGATATCAGCCAAATTGACAGACCGGCGATAGGACCGGCCATGACCCATGCTACAGCCAAAATCAGTTGTATGTCAATGATTATGTAATTACCTTCTCGTTTCATTTTTCCTCCTACATTCTCCAGTTGGCGAGCCCACCAGCACTGTTCTCCATGATGTAACGCACAACCCTGAGGTTGCAATCAACGTCCTTCAATCCGCTCATGTAGTTTTCAAGGGCTTCCGGTCCGCAAATGTCGCGGACGACCGATCTCCAACTTGAGTTGATCTGAAGCAAGCCAGTGTCGTATGTCTTGTTCTTGTTTAAGTGGTACGTCATATTGCCATTCTCGTCCCACTCTGCATTTTGAGACAACGGGTTACACCGGCTCTCGCGCCAAGCGAGATAGGACCATGTTTCAATTGGAAACAGTCCATATGCGGCGAATGTGGTCTCAAAACCTGGGCATCGCTTGGTCGGATCGGACGGAACCGGCTTGCGCTCGCCGCCATGGTCGTTGCGAACTGGCTCCATTCCGGACGCCATCGCAATGATGGTCCCCTCATCGTCGTAGGTGATTCCGCTTTTACCTGTCGCCACCTCGCTGACCGAAATACGTCGACCAATGACGATTTCCTCCGGATGGAACGGTCCTTGGTACGTGGTGAAATCAGAATCTGGATAGCCGGAGGCAAATCCAGCGTCTTCGCCGTCATCACCTAGCGAAACGATGCTGAACGCAATTGCGGTGATCAGGCAAGCGGCAGATGCCGAAAATGTTGCCTTAGTCGCAAAACGCGAGCGTCGCTGGGTTGATTGCGCGTTCTTGTGGTTCCTGAACCCATTCTTGATGGCGAGAAGTTCCTGCGAGTAGTACTTCTCGTACTCAAAAGAATGGTCATATCGCAATACAACCGCAGCACGGCGCTGTGCCTCGGACTCAAAACGGATTTCATTTGACCGCTTTGGGAACGATGGGTCGATACGGAGGTACGCCCGCTCGTCTTCAAGCAGTCTCCTGTGTGCTGAACTATGCGCATTGATCAAGCGAATTTGTGCTTGGGCATTTGCATTTTTCTTGTCTTGGCGATTCTGCTTTTCTATCTTCTCGCGCTCTTCGCGCTCTTCTGGCGTCAAGTTTCTTGCCGCCCTGATCTTCCGCAACTCGCCGGAAGCCTTCAACTGTGCATAGCGACTGGTCATATGTTTCTCCACGTGCCGTAGTCGGGTTATCACTTACGCATTTGCACTAACTATTTTTGATGGTACTGACTCCCTGGGGGAATGTCAACCTTTCTTCTTTCCATTCTTCTTGTTTCTCTCGCAAATATGCTTGTACTCGGGACCGAAAGTACAGGCATCCCAAGCGGACCAGCCAGCGTGGTCATAAATTACCTTGCCAGCACGAAGATTCATGATGGGATCCATCAGGGCTTCTTGGTTGTCGCAGATATTCAATTCACGGCAGACCTTCCCATCAAAATGCCGGTGATCGGTCTTCCAGTGGACGCCGTTTACCTGAAGGAGCCCGGTATCTGAGCGATGGGATTGGTCAACGACCTTTATCAGTTCGCAGTTTTTGCCAACCTGGTCGCCACCCGCGCGATACGGACACCCACCCGATTCACGAAGAATGATGTGACCGAGCGTGTCCCATGTCTCCTCCGGCCAGCCAGCAATTGCTGCAAGTTTTGGCAGCCAAGAGATATCCCCATGGCGGAATACGATCCCGTCATATGGTCCCTCCTGCGGCAATGCTTTTGCATCTGCCACGTCGGGGTACGCGCGCATAGGAACAATTCGTTCCCGCACTTCGCTCTCTCGGTTTCCCGGAATTGATACACCAACTATAAAAAAGAGTATAGAAATTCCATATCCGAAAAAGTTATGCAATTTTCTCTCCTGTGCTAGGCGGATAAAACGCGGCTCTTAGTAAATAAGGCGAGCCTATGTTGTGTATTTCTCACCCCGCCAGGGGCATCACTATTATAGCAACTACTAGAGCTGATTACAGTTTTGTGACAACATCCAGCAAGATTTTTGACTACTCGTCTGAGTCGTCCTCATCATCTGGTCCGTAGAGGAATTCCTCGACGCTCTCCGGCAGTCCAAAGCTTATAACAAAAGGCTTATTGGCAGATTCTCCTGCAAGAACTGAAAGTCCAAGCATTTTCGTCATTACTTCTGCTACGTCCTCAAACTCGCGCAGCAGTTCTTCCTTGTCCTCTTTTGTCATTTCCGAATCTTTGTCGTCATCGTCAACATGAATTGCATAGAGGCAATTTCTAATAGCGTTTGAGATAATGAGCCGTGCTTCTGCGTCTGAAATTGTCATGTTGCGAGCCTAGCCCACTGCTGCTAGTGTGTGGTGCAGGAACCACATAGGAAAGAGAGAAGCAATGAATCTAGCGCCAGTAACAATCATGGGGAACGTAACGGCGGATCCTGAGTTGACCTTTACGGCCAACGGCCAGGCTCGTCTCGCGTTCTCTGTTGCAACAAATCACGTCTGGTACGACCAGAGCAACGAGAAGCAGGAAAAGACCAGTTACTACAACGTAGTTGCATGGCGCTACCTTGCTGAGCACGCAGCCCGCTCAATTGAGAAGGGAATTGCCGTCGTTGTGTTCGGTCGCCTTGAGCAGCGGTCGTACGAGGACAAGGAGGGCAACAAGCGCTCCGTCGTGGAGATCGTGGCTGAGGAGGTGGCAATTGCCACCAAGTCCATTGAGTCGCTTGAGCGCCGTGTCCGCCAGAACGGCGAGGGCAATGGCTCCCAGCAGTCCAGTGCCCAGAACCAGCGCCGTCAGCGCCCTGCAACCACGCAGGCACCAAAGGCAATGGCGAACGTCGGAATTGACGAAGAGCCATTCTGATCTAGTCCGAAAGGGCTAGTCGTACAAAGCGCCCGTTAATTCCCGTCAGTGAGCGGGAAACGGGCGCTTTGTTTTGCCCAAAATTACCCCGAAAATATTTCTTTTAAAGAGTTGCATTTTGACCTGCACATTGTTAGTGTTGCTAGCGACATAGACACCACCCGCAAAAAGCGGCTTCATACAAGGAGAAGCAATATGTCGGAATACGAGAAGCTCAAGCAAAAGGGGATGGGTCGGGGTCGTCCGAAGCTCACTCCGGAGCAGAAGGAGCAGTCGCAGGCGATCAATGCCGCAAGGCAGGAAGCCCGTCGTCGCGCTCACATCGTCCTCAAGAATCGTCACACCGACGAGTTCAATGAGATCTACGAGCAGGAGCTCAGTGCAATCCTTGCCCCAAAGGGCATCACGCCAAAGGCAAAGAAGAAGACAACGAGGAAGTAGGCAAGTGGGTCGGTTCGGGTTTCCGCCCGGACCGACCCTACTCCTCTCCGTACTCCGGGTCCGGAGAGTTTTTCTTATTAGCGCGACTCATGTCGGCAAGCATCTTTGATGCGGCAATCACTGAGTCCAAATATCGCTCGTTCAGGTTTTTATCTCTTTTGTCTGCACGCTTCATGAACCTGTGAAGTTCAGCAGCAGACGACTCATCAAGCGGCCCGACTATCTTGAATGTAGTCACTAGAAATCTCCGTCCTCGTACCTGTCGCGCTTGCTGCGCTTGGGTGATGGTTTTCTCACTTTTGATTTGCTTGCCCCGTACTCTACTTCAAGCCATTCGTCAAAATCCTCGTATGCGCCGGGCGTCATTTTGATATAGCGCTCATACTCGGTGATTAGTTCGTTGTATTCAATGTCGTCGTCGTATTTCTTTCCAGACACGACTAGCTCCTTGCTTTTTTACCGGCTTCTTTGGCTTTTTCGGTATTCGCAACGAACTGCTCGCCCTTCCTGCTACCGAGTATCTTTTTTCTGTTCGTAGCCCGTCTTTGTGCTGGCGTGAGTTTTGCCCAGGCTTTTGCAGGGAGGTATCTGCGCATCCCGCCCGGTCTGTTTGCTGGCTTGCCATCTGAAGTGGTCCATTTTTCGCCGGTCCACTTTGAAAGAGAACGTTGGGCCTTGCCCTTTTTACCTCTATAACCGCCACCAGCTTTTTCGTATTCAAGGGCGAGCAATTGGGCCTTCCTGGCTGACCATTGCCCGGGCTTCCCGCCTTTTGATCCAGCCATGATGCGGTTCTTGATTCTGTTCCGCAATTCCGGCTTCGTGTACTTCATTGAAGCAACCTTCACGAGCACATCCGGAGCATCGGAAAGAAAGTCCTGAACAGAGGACTCAACCCATGCCGGTGTTGAGTGTGGATTGCATTTATCTCTCATTGTTCCGTCTATCTTTATTGGCAATAAAGGCTTACTTACAAGTATATATTAATAGACTGTTCCCTCTGGATCATTGGAGTAGTCAATCCTCGGCTCGTCGACGCCAGTAACGGTAGTGAACTCAAACCTTGCCCCGCCGAAAGCAAACTGGCTAAAACTATTGATGAGCCATTCGACCATTGAATACCTAACAAAAGAATCATCCGAGTTCCAGTCGGTCTCAATCATGTACGTTCCGCCAAGCGTCAAGAGGGTTGATGGAACGTCAAATGCGTTCACGTATGTCGCGAACGCCGATGGATAGAACTCCCACTCGCCTATGCTTTTTTCTCTTGCAATAAGCGTCATGTCCGTTGACTTGTCTTTTGCGATTACTTCAATCATTTATCTGTCCTTTGTTGTCTGAGAAGATACGAGTGCGTATCTTAGTCTTTTTCAACGCTTCGTCTATTTCGCTCTTTAGCCATTCTGGTGCATTCCGCATAGTCGGCCACTTGGAGATCTCGCGGAGACGTTCTTTCCGCTCCTTGCCGACCAGACCATTTAGACCAAATGTCGCTTCAAGTACCCGTTTGCTGTATCCGGGGAAGTCAAAAGACCGAGTCTTTGTCCAATCCTGATTCTCAATGGTGTCATCAATTACGAATAGTTTGCGCTTACCCATAATGGCTGCTCCTACCTGCGGACTTTTCAAGGAAATCCGGCGCATCATCAAGGAAGTCACTGACTGAAACCTCAATCCAAGCGGCTGGGGCGATGGAGTTTGCTTTGGTTCTCATGTCATTAGTTTCTGTAATTATATATTTGATTTAATAAGTTTATACCATCGGCATGGTGACCGGAACTAAAAAATCAACCCATTACCGTCTGGCTCTTCGTATTCAGGAATTCCCGTCATTGTCCATTCAATCAATGATTGATTTATTCCTTTTAGGTATTGTTGAATTATCCATCGCGCCGCCCAAACAGCCATCTCGGGATTCCTTGAATATAGGTCAAGTTCCTGGGTGTATGTCCCACGAATAATCATCATTGGAGGAACTTGTATTCCGGTTGCAAAAACACTAAAACTTGGAGGCTCAAATCTCCATTCGGTCGGCGAAATGCGCACTGCTGTAAATTCGGAATCAAACTGATCGACAGCGGAAACGGATTGATCTTTATAAGCCATATTAGAACCTATTCAATTTACGCGAGACCAGGTAGCCGACCCTGTTCGGACAATGTAATTGCGCTCTCTTCATTAGCCCGACGTGTTGGGGGTTGGTGCGTGCCGGCAAACAGAAGAATACCTAAAGCGAAACCCATATGATCATCATCTATGTCTGCGCCATATGAGTTACCGAAAAACAATCCTTCAATACCGGTAGACAAAATTTCGTAATTATCAAATGGCAGACCAGGAACTCCTGGATTGTTTTCCGAATATATTTGACCAAACCTATAAACACGGCCAGCATACGGATGCTGCCATTTATCACGGAATCCCGCACTCCCCGCATGGCCGCCTTCACCAATAAGTTCACTTAATGGAATAAGCGATTCGTCTTTACTGATCCGTTGACCCATGTAGGCATGTTCAGCTACCCTGATCCACGGATTTTTTTCCTCCATCGCATGTCCTACTTCATGTGCAAATACATTTTTCCACACACCATTAACCGTTCGTACGCGGCCTAGTTGCGTCTTGTTTTTCTCTGTTTCGTCGGGTGGTTGAGGTGCTTGTGGCATCGTTATCAATACTTCCCCGTTAGGTTTCCTCTGTGAATAAGCATCACCACCTGATCCACCAGCTGTAGAGACATCAATCGTCACACTTAGTTCATTTGGATTATCATGACCACCTGATCCAGTCCACATTGATGACGGGAATAAACCAGATACCTCGGAGAACATACCTGCAATGATGCGCCTTTGCTCTTGCGGTAATTTCATAAATTCATCACCTGCAGGATTCAAGCCGGTGCCAGTTTGGCGTACTTCTTCGGTTATTCCAAGACTTACACCAGACTCGCGCAGGACATCAAGGACGGTGCGTTGCCTAATATCCGCGAGTACGTGGTCTTCTATCTTGCTTCCGCCCAAATGTGGTTGGGTTTTCGTTAGATAGATAAACGATGTTTCCTCAATATCTCTTAATTCTGTTGCTGCATCTGTCATCTTCCTTGAATCAGAACGAATCTTGGAAAGAGATGCAGACGTTTTGAAATGATCCACAAGGATACTGATCCCAACACTGCCGACCACCGCAGTTCTAAGTGTTGAGATTGCCTGCGACACATCCCGCTTCTGTTTTCCTGCACGTACGTTGCCTAATTTTTCTGAGTCGGGTTCGGCATCTGGCATAACGACAGCAATTAGATTCGGATAGTTGCTCCTCATCTCGGGTGATGCATAGATTCCTTGCTGCCCGCGAAGCATTATTTTCTGAAATACGCTAGCAATCCCTGAATCATCTCCATATTCCGGTAGTTCCGGGGAAATGCCAATTCTCCTAAAACTGTCACGTATGGTGTGGTCATATGTTTCTCCTGACTGCATCTTTCCAGTAACAAATTCCCCTAAGCTTGATCCGGAAAACGAATAGCGTATTATTTCACGCGCTAATTGCTCGTCGTTCTTGATTTGATTCATCAGTGCGCGAAGCTGCTCTGTCGTTGCGTCAGCATCATCGACCGTACTGAGCATCTCTAAATAGGAATCTGCTAATTCCCTTAATTTTGTTACGCCTTGTGATATTGCATCATCGGTGAGTAGTACATTTTTAATGGAATCGCTCAGTTCTTTGCCATGTTTCTTGCCGAAAGCGTTAGTACGCTTCAGTAATTGTTTTTTCAGTTGCGACTCCCTGCCCCTGCTGGCGGCGTGTTGTTTCATTTCTGATATTGTCACCGTGCTTCCCAGACGGGTCAGTTCCTCATCAATTCTCTGGTCAATTTCATCAACGAGCACCCTTCCGGCTTGTGCGATTGCCTTGGAGATACGTACCGCATCTGCTGATGGTATATTTCCGGAAACTCCATTTATTAACGCATCTCTAGCCTCTACTCCAGACGCAGATGCATCCAACAGTATCTGCTGAGCCTCTTTTATCCGACTCCCGCCAAGTGCGCGGCTTCCAGATGCAAGGCGTGTATTTTGCCCTGCACCGGCCCTGCTGCCGATGTCGTGTTTTGCGTTTGGTTCAATAAGTTCATATGCTTCTTCAAGTGGTTCACCAAGTGAAACACTTCCCCCTTCAACATAATCATAACCGGAATCACTTTCGCCGGGCTCCCTGAGAATAGCGTAGGCAGTTACGTCCTCCATGATTGGATGCGAGATAACTAGTTCATCCTCAATAAAACAACCGTATCCAGTGCATGTACTGGAAACAATTGACCGGATAGGTACGTCTGCCTCTATGACTACTTGATTTCCTCCGCTTTCACCGAAGTTCATGGCTTCACCCATTGACGTCGATGTGGAGGAGAGTGGGAATAACTGCACATTCACGCGACCCTTTATATGTGGGTCCCGTTCCCGCTCGTAATCGTATTCGTCAATCATTTTGAGCACCTCAGATTGAACCAGGCTATGTTCAGAACCCAGTTTATCCAGCATTGATTTGATATCCATTAGTTGCTGCTGCAACTCATCCCACTTTTCGGAAGAACTGTCCAGCCGCTCAAGCAGGTCTTCAATTCTGGAATTAAGTTCCTCTCTTGCGTCTTCGTCTTCTTCCTCTTCAAGTTTCTGTTGTGCGTCCTCTATTTCGTTAATAAAACTATCTATCTCATCATTGATGTCATTCATTTCTTCGCTGATTTCGTTATGGCGATCAGACTGTTTCATCGCCTTGCTCTCCAGGGGTTCCAATTCGCGCGACGCTGAAAGTATTTCTTCACCGGTAATGTCGCGTACGACTCTGTGGCCCGGATTCTGCGAGAAAATTTCCTTCTGCAATTCTTCGTGGCCCATGCCTCGGTATATGCGTATATTCCCGTTTGCATCGGCATGCCGGACTAGTTGCTCTTGGGACCTGGCCCACTGGGACTGGAGTGCTGCAGTGAAAACCTTTCTAATGATTGGATTTTTCACCAACTCCAACGACTGACTCATTGTGGTTTTCGGTATTTCTAGAACATCCGAATTTGATATTGTCTGCCATTCTTCGGGTCCATATTTTTTGACATCTTCGTGGCGATGGTACTTATCACCGAGACCAGTGAGCGCTGGCATGATGTCTCTGGCCACCAACTGCGCGACAATTGACGGCACTGCATCATCATTTGATGTTCTCGCCCATTGCTTTATAAGTTCATCGGCGAGCAGCAGGACCGGCCAAATTTCCTTGCCAGTAAGTTCCTTGTATTCTTCGGCAATAACTTCTGCTGACCGCCCAATAATTGGACCCAACAAATCAATGGCGCGTCGTGCATCTTCATCTGTTACACCAAGTGCTGACATGTCGTCAGCAAGTTGCGTGACTATCGCCGATTTAAGTACCCCAGCTTCAACAGGAAACCCTCCGGAAGAAGGAAGCTCTCCGGAAGATCCCTTATCAGGGAATATCGAATAAGTACCACGGACCCCTGGGCTGTTATGTGCTGCCCACAAGGCAAGCGATGGTGATGCATCCATGCGCTCTTTGTCCATGGCTTGGATAACTTTTGACAACCTGCCTGCAAGGGATATGAATTTATCTGCTTTTTTCAGAATTTCCTCTTCGGCCAATTCCTCGCCGGTTACTGGATCTTTTATGTCCAATATGCGGACAGAATTTCCGTCTGAATCAAAGAGTTCATATAGTCCTGTTTTGTCCTCAAATTGACTCAACGCAAGGTTTCGTAATTCTTCTTGCGATTTGCCAAGATTGATACCACGGGCAACTTGACTTACCATTGTTCTTATCTCAAAGCCCATCTCTGTGCTGCGTAGTTCTGGCTTCAGGAGGGCTATTAGTTCAGATTCCAACTCCTTGGCTCTTTGCTCAAGTCGTGGATCGACAGGGACGGAGAGCGTCTTGTTAACAAGGTCTTGGGCATCCAGTATGACGGCGTCATCAATGTTTTCGACACTTGGAGCATCTCTCCATTGGGTCCTGCGTTCACCGACGGTTCCAAGTATTGCTTTCGCCTCTGTGGACAGATCGCCAGAGGCGCCGGAAGCGAGTCTTTCCGTATACGTTCCGGTTTCTTTGTCGTATGCATAGTTGGACGGAACATACGTGTTCGCAACTGGGTCGTACAAGTAGTTATTCGCTTCCCCGAAACCAGAATTGGGTGAGTACTGTTGCACAGAAACGGATCTCAGATCCCCCCTGCGACTCCATTCATCCAAGAATCCAGCAACAGCGGCTTGTTCCGACATTATCTCCCACTCACCCTTATCCGGAGATGGCGGGAATTCAAAAGCAGTCGCAAGATGCTTATCAATATTTTTTGTGAATTCACCAACATCAAACGTATCTAGATTTTCGCTTGTCCTGGCATTTTTGCTGAGGGCAAGTCCGTAAAACGTATTACCAGTTCTGGAATGTGTATGCACGGTTAGTGAGTGCAGATTTTCTTCTTTGCCCGGAACAAATGCCTCAAGATAATATTGAACATCGCCATTTGGCTTGGTTGTCACGATCAGTTGGCTCCGAACGGTTGGGATAACTTTCCCGTTGACCGCAATGTGGCCCCCATAAAGCCTAACGCCTGTTGCTTCTTCAAAAGCATCTAGTTGTTGTATGTCTCTAGCGACTGATTCCGGTGAGACGCCGGAAGCAAGTCTTGCTGATGGGTCATTTGGCTCAATTTCATATTCGTCCCAATCCATAATTTGCGATGGTTTTATAAAATTCCATGGGCCGTCAAAAAACTCCTCTGGGAGCCCCTTCACTGGAATCGGGCGCGCATGCGGTTGCCACCCTGGACCTGTAAATGGTTGTATTTCGTTGGATTTATCTACAAAAACCCTGACTGGCATGTGTGTAAACCCGGCCATCTCCAGTGCAGCAAGCCTGTGGTTGCCTTCTGCGAGATATGCGGTTTTTGACTTTATTGAGTACGTGATCATTCCTGGATTTTGCAGACCGTTTTTGACAATGTCCTCAGATAACTTTTTTAGTTTCTCTCCGTCGTAGTTCAATGGATTGCCGGTCATTTGTTTAAGTAGTGCAATAGGCACCATTTCTGATTGCTTGAACCACATCCCATCGCTATCAAGTTTGGGATACGAGGCGCGTTTTGGTTCCGGCTTGATAGATTGAGCAGTACGCGTTGGTGCCTGATCGCGCAATGTTGACCATTGATCGCGTAATCTACCCACCTCTTGATTCATTTCGTCTTCGGTTATTTCACCGCGTTGCCATCTGTAAAAGATCCTACGTTCTGCATCTCTGAAATCTGGGTCGTCATCATGGGGCTTTGCGCCGGAAGCGAGTCTTGCTGATCTTTCTTTTATGCGTGAGTCAAGTTCCCGTACCACTTCTCTAGGCAGTATGTGCAAGCCGGACTCTAGTTCTACGACAAATCCGAGAGATTCCCAGAAATCATCCGCTGTCCAATCTGACGTGAGTTTTATCGGGAGGTTCTGGAGGGATGCTTTTTCAATGGCTTTTGCGAACATTGCAGAACCGACACCGGAACCCTGTTCTGCAGCACCGGCGTAGCGTATTTCAACATGATCCATGACATCAGCTCCGCCCAGACTCATTAGTCCGATCACGTCGCCGTATCTATCCCGCGCAGCAATGATGGTTGTTGCGTAACTTGGGCCACGCGCATCTTGGGCGGCATTTGATATCATACTTGCCGCCAGCGCGTTGTCCTCATGGGTTTCTCGTTCATAGTTTTGGGTGTCGTCAGCCAGGCTGATTGCAAATGCCGCGCGTTCATCATCTGACATTGTCGACAAGTCAGTGACATCAACTTCAACCTGTTTTGCGCCCAGCCAATACATTCGGTTACTTACGCGGTCTGCCACGTCGTCAATCGCTTCTTCGTCAAGAGACCCGTCGGATTTTACCAGTCCAGACGAAAGACGAATAGGCTCTTCATCGCCGCTCTTCGGTTCTGGATCGTACCCCCATTCAAGCCATGAGTCGCCAGCGGTGAACAATTCCGACGCGCGGACAACACGGGTGACGATTCTGTAGTTTTTAGGCGATTTGTACATTGATTCGCCATGTTCAACTGCGTATTCCTTGAACGGACTCACCCAATCGCCGCCCCTGATTCGTGTTGGTGTATCACCTTCGGTTTCAAGAAGCTTCTTGACGCGCTCTATTTCCTCGGTGAGGCGTTCGTAGTATTCCGAACGGTTCGGATTTGATGAATAGTAGTATTTTTGACCTTTCGGGATTTTTCCAGTCCGCTTTACATAGGCAAGATCATTCTCTAGTTGCTTAAGAGTCTGTGATCGCGTCAATGGAACCGCCCTGTAAATGCGTATCTGCGCATTCGGTTTTCCACGCATTGATGCAATGAGTTGGAGTGCGCGGTCGTCAAGTTCGTCGCCAGTTCCGTAGAACTGTTTGGCGTCTGGGCCATAAATATCATCCGGGTAGATGCTGGTCATGTCGTGAAGTGGCGCACCTGAATCGCGACCAGGTGCGGTATGTTGACCGCGATAATCATTATCTTCGCCGGAGGAGAGCCTGCTTGCCAGTTCCTGTACAGCATCTCTCCTGATGGAGAATGACTGATCTTCAAGACCTGGGATCCGCGACGGCGAGAAGCCAAGTGATGACCAGTAGGTGCGGGCACTTCTTAACGCACCAAGGAATAGCGGTTCGTCCTCCGATGCAGCAAGTTGAACTATCTCAGAGAAGAGCATTGAGCCCACGCCGCTCTTCGCGGCATTTGTTCCAATGTTCATGATCTGGCGACCGTCGTTGTCTTTGCGGCTTGATACCAGTCCGACTATTTCTCCCTTGTCGTTCTTTGCAACAATTAGATAGTCCGCATTCCTGTCCTCGCTTCTTGAGCGCGCATCAAGAAGTGCCCATGTCATTACGTTTATCGCAATATCTGTCCGCAGGACGTCTTTATCAAGTTGCGAATATTCTGGGCGTAGCTGTGGTATGCCGAGTTGTTCTCTTTGGAGTACGTCGTCTCCGGTCATGACACGGCGATATGAGTCTCGTATGTTTTCTTGGATGTATTTGCCGTACGGCCCATCGCGGAGTGCATCAAGCAGCTGTTTGCTTATTTTTGCACGCTTATAATCGCTCATACCTCTGAGAGAAAATACTTCGACGCTAAATCCAGCACGCTTTGCCGCTTCGGCTCTTTCGCGAACGCCAGCGGACACTTTTTCTAGCTCGTCGGTGTCAAGCGACCCATCTTCCTTGACCAAACCGGATGCCAGACGCACCAAGCCCGAGGAAAGCCTGTCATTTGTGTCGCCCGGCCATGGTCTTTGGTCTTGGTCCACCGGGAAACCAAGCGCATGGCGCACAACAGTAGAGAGTCCCTTCGTGATTGCCGTTCTCTCAACCCCTGGATTCGGATGAAGCACCGCAACGACGCCCTCAGCAAACATTTCGCGCAGACTTGTGTTCCCATATCTCGTGAGAGTGCCCGGAATCTCGCTGGATGGGTCAAAGGTGTCATTTTCATATGCCTTGGTGGCTTCGTCAATGATTTTTTCGCCTGTGGGCAACTCTTCGTTTCTTCTCAACATCGTTGCGGTCCTCAGCGCAACATCACGTTCAGTATCTTCACCAAATTGGCTGCGGTCAAAGTGTGACGGCTGGAATGCCTGATTGCCGTATCCGTCTTTATTTAGCCTCTTGAGTTGAACGTCAAACCAATGTGCCCATTCATGCAGTAATGAAGATGACCTGCTCTGGTCAATGAGCAATGAATGTCGCGTTGGCAACGCGGATCTGTCAATTGACTCACGTAGTCGATAAGCAAATGACGGGAAGATCGTAATTCCGCCATTTTCAACATGACTTGCCGGTATTTGTGGCGTCTCTCCAGGTATGTCTAGTCCGTCTTCCTCTTGACCCATCCTGAATGGCGGTGCCCCGAATTTCTGCATTGCCCATTTGAGTCCAGGGTGGTCTTCCAGTGCTTGAGTTACAACTTCACGCGCAAAGTCAATTTCTTCGGTTTCAAAGCTGCTCTCAAAGCCCGGATTATCGCCATAGAGGGCCGAGAGCTCTTCCGCAATGTCGCGTTCAATGTCAGCGATTTCATCGTCCGGCATGTCTTCTGGTTGGATCCCATAGGAAAACGCACGGCGGCCAATCTCCTCATCAACAATCATTTCGATAAGTTCTTCTTCGTTCCGTGGAACAATGAGTTTGGCTATTTGCTTCTCGCTGAGACCATCAAGCCAACCTGGTGTATACGCCCGCATTGGTTTGCCGGTGAGGACGCTGGTTGAACCGTATGAATAATTAGTGGACTGATGAGCTTTTATCTGCTCATCCCGACCGGACGAGAGGCGGTCTTCAATACTGGATACTTCTTTATCAAGTGCTGTTACGGCTTGCGGTTCCATGAAGAAATGTGCGTCTATATTTTCATCTTCCCAAGATTCGCCAGATGAGTAACCAAAGCCAAGCCCATCCCAGTACAGACCGGCGTATTCATCTGCCGGATAAAGCTCAAGACCAACGCCATCTTCTGCTGCTCTTGAAAGAACGTTCCTGAATAGCGCCGTTCCTACACCGCCAGCACGCTCGCTTGGTACGCCGGGATTTGTAGCGCCAACGTATTCAATCATGTAGCTGCCTGATTCACCAAGCGGGAACCGCCTGCGCCTTGCGTCTTCCGACATTAAATTCAGCGAGAAACCCCTTGACTGCGGCGACGGCTTTTCCCTTACCACAGCGACACCAACGAGATTCCCAAACCCATCTCTAGCAACGAATAGATGTTTCTTGCCAGCCTGGTTGCTCGCTGGCGTCGTTCCGGTGTCCTGAACGGCAGACGAAAGAACTATGTCATTGATTCCACGCCTCATGGTGTGCAGTGGTTCAAGAATTTGCTCAAGTTTCTTGTCGCTGCTCCAGTTTCTTGTGCGGTATGAAGCACGTAACTTATCGGCTTCTTTCTTAGGAATGTTATTGGCTTTGGCGTACGAATCAACGACTGACTGGATCATGGAGTCAATTTCGGCAAGTATCTGATTTCCGATTCTTCTTCTGCTGTCGTTATCGGAATCAATGTCATCAAAAGTCTCTACAGAAACATTGTTATTCCGTGCTTTAGCGAGACCTTTGCCAACTCGTTCCGATACAGCAGAGACACGAGTTTGGTCAATTGACCCATTTTTTACCAACCCAGAAGAGAGTCTCTCTGTTGGTGCTTGATTCTGCATTTGCTGCGACACGGCAATGACCCCAAAGACGAAAGATCTTTGTCGATCGTCAGTTGTGTGCTCAAAACGACCAGGCACCGGTTGCCATCCATACAGGATGTCTTCAAGACCGGTTGTCACTATTTCAAATAGTGGCGCTGAATACGAACTCTCATAGATCTTGCCTGCGTATGGTAATTGCCACTCATCTTTAACAGCCATCTCGTCAGCGCGATACCAAATACCAGGGACTCTCCCCTTAAGCGTGCTCAGTGCTTCTCCTTGCGCCCTGTCCGACCATTCAAGCAATTCCATCAAACGCAACCATCTGTTTTTAAATTCGATACCGTGGCCGATTTCGTGTGTTATTCCGGATTTCCACTCTTTATATTCAACTCCAGTACTATCCGGTTTTATTATTGGTGATGGACCAAAGGTAATTTCAACACCATCTTGTTTCTCTTCAGCATGACCGCGCGACTTGCTTAATACGTAAGTGATATTTAGTGGCGTGTGAGAATTTGAATCGTTGAATAATAGGGTTCTTGGGATAAGAAGCAGTGCTTCTGTTACGCCCTTTACGATTCGCTTGTGGGGTTTGGATCCTGGGTATACCCCACCTAGACCAGTGCGTTCTTTCTTCCAAACATCAATGTTTATCTTGTCATCTGGGCGATCGATTCTTCCACGCTGCTCTGGCAGTATGTCTTCCGGTCTTACTGTCTCAATACCAAGAGCCCTAAATACTGCAAGTGCAGTGGCTTGCGGAATAGCGGAACTTGTTACGTCTGGTTCAAGATTTAGTGACTGCTGGAGTTTGATCTTTTTTTCTATGGCATCTTTTGTTTTGGCTTTTATTACTGAGCCCATCATTGTATACATGAAGATTGACTCATCACCGGTCAGGGTAAGGACAGGGTTGCTCCATGGTGGGACAAAGATATTTTGCTTAAGACCAACAACTGTTTTGCCAGAAAACTGGCCCCTGGCGAAAAGATGCTTGAATAGCATCCGCTCCGCTGCGCGTATTTCTTCAAGTTCCTTGTTGACCGCCATCATCTCTGGACCAAGGTCCCCTTGTCTTTGCTCCAGTTCGGCGTTGTACGCATCATTTATGGCAGCGCCGACATCATTGACAAGCCTCAATAGTCGCGCTTCTCGTTCGTTGAGGCTGTAGTCGCCCCAGCGTTGACTCATGTTCCTGTCATCGTAGAGGTCTGATAGCTCGCCCGCTATTCCCTCAGGGTTATCCGCATACTCTTTCTGCAACTCTTCAATTAGGCGCTTGGCTACTTCAATGTGCGTTTTTGCCCTTGGCGAAACGAGGTCTGGTGCTACTGGTCTTTCAACCGAGCCGCCGGACGCAAGAGTGATTTTCTCAATGTCTGTTGCCTCTGCGAACTTCCTGCCATGCTTTGTTAAGTTGTCACTGTGTTGGAGATTCGCTTCAGGAAAAATGTCGCGGTGGAGTTTCAGTGCAGCGGAGGCAAGACCACGCCTTCTGTGCTCTGGGTTCACATCAATCCCGTCAATCGTCCATGTTGGGCTTTCGTAATCTATGACCGCGCCTGGATTGCGCCTACGCAGCGCAGCGTTTGTCCATGGTTTCTGTACGACCATGTAACCGACTAGAGCATCAGGAATGTCCCAAGAATGCGGAAGTTCGTCGCCTCTGTTTAGCGATGGCAGGGCGAGTTCATCTGCCAAATCTTGTCGTTTTTTGTAGTGCTCATTGAGTTTTGCGACATCAAATATCTGAACGGTTTCATGATCCACCATTGTCAACAAGTAGAGTTTTTTCTCTTCTGTTCCATCATCAAATTCAACGACCCTATGCCCATGCGCACGTGCGTAATTGGAGGCGGCTATTTCAGCAAATAATGGAGCGAAGCCCGCCAGCTCCGGTTCTGTGTAAACATCTTTCCTGTCTGTAGGCGCGATTTCCTTGTACCGCGTTGTCGCCAGTTGCAGCCTGCGTCGGAGACCACCAAGGCGCGGGTCGTCGTCAGGTACGGCGATTAATTTCTTTGAGCCAGTTCCCGTTCTTCCAGAAGCAAGCGTGATTTTGTCAATATCTGTTGCTTCTGCAAACTTTCTTCCGAGATCGCTAAGCGCCTTGCTGTGTTGAATATCAAGTTGCGGATATGTATCCCTGAAGAATTTCAGCATGGCAGAAGCCAGGCCGCGACGTCGATGGTTTTTGGGCAATGCTTTTGTCTCAACTCCAAATATTTGCCAATAATTGCGGAATTTATTCGGAGTTTGTATATCCATCGTTGCGGCAACAATCCTCCCGCCCGCAAAACGGCTCCTAAAATCTCTTATAGTTCGCCCCCTGTCCCAGTCATTTGATTGCGGTCTCTGGAACATGTCCTCCAGTTCTTCCACATCAAAAGCCTGGACCCGATCCCAGTTTTCAAATCGGAGATAGTAAAGATGGTTTTTTCCTGATTCATCAGTGAACTCGACAAAGCGATGACCATTTACCTCTACGTAAATACGGGCCTTACTGGAGTCAAGGTCTGGTGGATAGCCGTCACCATATTCGCTTGCTTTATAGATTTTTGTGCCGTCCCCAATATCATATTTCTCTATCATTTCTTTTTTCCAAGGATCCAATTGTTCATCAAGGTATTCCTTGAGGAATGCAAGGCGAGGGTCATCCATTGGGACGAGTTTGAGTTTTCTTGATCCGGTTCCAGTCCGTGACCCACGACCAGAGCCAAGCGACTCCGAGTCCGCTGCTGTTTGCTTTTGTTTGTTTACCAATTCATCAATATCATCCCGTAGACGGAGTTCCTTTTTCTCTGCTCTCCGAGATGGATTTTGCTGCAACCGAGAAAGACCGAGCAGACCAAGGGTGAATTCAAGGTGTCGGTTATCTGCTTGCTTGTTGCCGTAGAAAATAGCCTGCAAACCAGTAGTGAGAATTTCAAATATCGTACCCTCGGGTCGTCCTTTGTATCCGGTGCCTTCCCCATACCACTTCCCTGCGTAATAGTAACCCCACTTATCGCGAATGAATTTCTCCAACCTGGAACGGGTATTCCGTTTTGATCCTGGTTTTACCTTGTCTTTGTCCAGCAGTTCCTCGTTTCCTGCGCGTGACACAAACTCAAGGAATTCCAGAATACGAATGTCGGGGTTGGCATACTCCAGTCCATGTCCTATTTCGTGCGTGGCACTGTCTTCCCATGCAATGGAAAAATTGCCATCCTGCATGTCATCTATCATTGGCATGTTGATTTTGACCGGCACGATACCCTCGGTCCCTGACCCATTCAAAAGTTGTGCGCTAGCGCGTATTCTGCCGAATTCTTCAAAGCTTAAAATTACTTCAATTTTTCCTTGACCGTTACGCGACTCACCGCTGATCAGCGATGCTGGGACGTTTCCTAACGCACGTCTCACCAGGCTCTCTGCGCGCTCCAGTGATTCGGGACTCATCGTGATTCCGCGACCGAATCTGAAGGTGACGCCAATTGTTTCTGGGTCGACGAACTCAACACCGATTGCTTTAAGCGCATTGATCGCTATTTCCCTGCGCTCATCCGGCGTTACATCGACGGTTTTTGTTCTATCTGTACGCTTAAGTAGTTCGGTATCCCGCGTAATTAGCCTACTGACATCATTGTCAAGTTCACGGAGTTTTTCCAGAACATCTCTAAATGAGCCATCATTCGGGATATCCAAATCAGCAAGATTTTTCTGTAGGTCGGGAAGCATCTCGGTGATTGGCTCGTCAATACGGGTAGTTGCGGCCTTCATGCTTTGGCTGTTGACGGTTTGCCTGACTGTATCTAGGAGCAGTTTTTTTCTGGACTGTTCTCCCATCTCCATAAACGGTGAATCTTTTTGGTATAGCGTTTTTCTTACGTATTCATCTGCATTCTTCTTCAGTACTGCCAGTGCATCATCCAATACCTTGATCTCGCGCTCGTTTAAGAAACTGGCCGCACCTGGACCAAGTTGACGAAGAAAATCACGAGCATCCTCTGGGTCCGTAATGGTTGCGACAATCTCGTTTGGTTTGCGGCTCCCCCTGACTGGCTTGCGCAGTATTATTTGCAGTCCTGATACGTGTCTATTCTCGCCAGTTAATGCATTTTTCTCAACAGTAACGTTATGGCGTATTTCCACTTTGCTATTAAGCGGCAGGTCCTGGACGCCAGAAGGCGTGCGTAGAAATGGAGACAGAATCCTGGCTATATCCTGCGTTGCTCTCGGGTCTGATGGGCTAAGTACCTCTCTTCGTCTACTCCATGCACGTGTCTTTAACATCTCATATAGTTCATCGTCTGAAAGATTTCTAATATGCTCAAGTCTTTGTTGATACGTACCGGCTCCGGGGACGTCTATTTGGTCCGCCCTGAGCAAGACAGGTTGTGATCTGTCGCCTGAATCTACGCCAAGGAAAGATCTTGCTATCGCCATCAGTCTTAAAACATCGCTGTGATAACCGCCATCAGGGCCACCCCCTAGGTCTGTTTCTGCGTCGTAATGCAAATCAAAATCAACACCATTGACTCTTAGTCTCGCAAGAGAAGATCCAGGCTCCGTGCGGACGTAGGAAAAACTTAACGCCCCACTTCTTTCACCCTCTTCCTTGCGTTCTCCAAGTTCCTCTCGTCCATTGTTCTTCACGAGGCGTTTTGCAACTGCCACTGTTGCCTGGAATAGATCAAGCCTCATTACGCGCTCGCCGGATCGCGGATCCCTGGTGATGCCGAATACCAGCCGGTCAACGGTTTTCTGTGCGTGCTTGAAGCGCTTGAATCTTTCTTTTGTTATCGGCTCCACCAAGTTCGTCCGGATGTCATTTGCGGCATTGATCGCCTTTCGTGTATCCGAACTCAGGTCAGGTTTGTCAAGATTCCTTCTACGCGTATCCAACTCTCGTTTGATTGCCTCCAGGATCTGGCTGCCAACGCGCCCAATCTGCGACAGGACCTGCCTTTCATCTCTGGATAGTTCTCTGTCTTTTTCGTTCAATGTCGTCGTCTTGCCGTCCAAGGAAAGTTGGCGCTTCTTGAAGAAACCCCTAATGCGCCCCCAGAAATATGAATCACCCGGCTCCGTCCTTCTGGTGTGGTCTCTTCCGTCTCTGTTTTTGGACTTTTGCTCATGGGTGCGCTCGGTTTTCAGTATTTCTTCACCTGCAGCCCTCAGGGCGGCGCGGGCTGAATCACTCCTGAAACTTTTGCGCGCTTGTTCCATTTCTTCCGTAACAGGCGGCATTCTGACGTCGGAATCACGAAGCGATGCTGTTATTTCCAGTGCAGCATCCACCGCGTCGCCAGTAGTCCTCTCACGGACCATGCGTTGGCGCTCTCCCTCTGCGAACACGTCCATTGATATGGATTCCTCAATGTCCGGATACGCGTTGCGTATGCGGTCCATCTCATCGTCAATTTCGTCAATCCGTGATTGATACTGTTCGTCAGTAAGGTTCGTGTCAGTGAAGAATTGATTTCGCATATCGACGCGATCGCCCTGTAGTTTTTTGTAGCGCTCTTTGGCGAGTCGCTTGGCACCATCAGTCTCCTCTCTGATTGGTGGAGCGTCTAGTCCGTCGTCTTCTATTTCGTCAATTTCGCTGGGCGAGTATGTCTCTTTTTCCCGTCCGGACGACAGTCTGTCGCCTCGTTCGCCAATGATCGGATAGTCAACAACATCTGGCGTAAGTCCCTCTCGGCGCCGTTCTTTCATCGCCCTGCCCTGCTCGCTCATTGCCTGCGCGGCAAGCAGTACCCCCAGGAAGAAATGACGATGTTCTTTGTCCATCTCCTGGTCAGCAAAGAAAATGCTCTGAAATCCAATCGTTCCAATTTCGGTGGATATAAATGGCAGGGCTGTGACCGGTTGGTAAGAAGTACTTTCATAAATTTTACCGCTATACGTGTTGAGCCACTTGTCTCGTACGCCTACTTCATACGGTTCGTACCCTGCGCGTTCTTGTTTTTCGACTGCGATTTCAGAAAGTGTCCTGACAGTCTCTTTTTCGGCTCGACGCGCCCACTCAAGATGCTCAAGAACCCGTATCCACTCGTTGGCGTATGTTACCCCGTGCCATGTTTCGTGCCCTTGTATGGATCTCCATGTTCTTTTTTTACTTGGCTCCTCCGGGACGGGAATTGTCTTGACTCGCGTTTCTTGAACTTCTTCTTTTCCGTCCCAGACGACACCCATGTTTCTCGCGCTTTGCCGTTCCGTACTTGAGTCAACTAATATTTGTAGCGACAGTTTGCGCGAACCGACACCACGGTCGGATCCATAGGCGACTGGACTTATGGGAGCATAACTTCCCGTGCTGCCATCAATCAAAGCAACGGGCATGAATTCAATCGTTGATGCTGTTTCGCTAAGGACGGCGGCTCTCTGCGAATCCCCCATGTCCTCACTGTCTTTGTCAATCCGCTGTTGCAGATCATCTGCCGTCGCAAAGGCGACTCCCGCATTTGCCAATACCGATCGACTGATCACGCCTTTCAAAATGCCACTACGTTCGGTGAACGTTTTCTGCGAGCCAAAGGACCTGCTTGCCTGGCCCCATCTCTCAACATCTTCCGGCGTTAGACCGACCCCACTCATTATTTCGTTAATCAAGTCATCCGACACCCCGGACTCGGACAATGAAGACTTGATCTTGTTGATTTTCTCAATAAGGAGACTGTTTGTCCTGTCTTGAAGTTCTTTTTTGAGTGCTCTCGCTTTCTCGCTCTCTTCGTTTTCTTGGCCAGTGCGAGATTCGTAGTAACGCCTTAGTGCAGCTTCTCCTTCTTGGAATTTTTCTTTTATTGCTTTTCTCGGGTTTCCGAGAACAGCAAGTAGAGTGCCACCGACGTCATCAAGAAGTGTTTCTAGGTCAAATCTTTGCTCAGCAACGCTATTGAGAATTTCAAATGCAGAACGAGCATTTTTCCTCGTTTTTAGCATCTGACTCCTTAACTCAGCTTTCTCTTGTTCGTATTTTTCTTTTTGCAGCGGAGAGAAACCATCAATTTGTGACTGGGAGTACCCAAGTAAAAGTTCTTCATCGCTTATGGTCTCGGCGTCCGATTCACTCAGCATTTTTTCAACATATTTATCCAACCAGTCAAGAATTTTTGGATAGTATGGTGATTCTTCCCATTCTTTCTGGATTCCCGGGTTCCTGAATTTCGGAACAAACTTATATTTAGCGATAAATTTGTTTTGTCCTGGGTCAAAATCCAAACTGGCGACATGAAGCTCCATGATCAAGTCAGATAAGCGAAGACCGGTGCCGTCTTGATTTGATTCAAACAAGCCAACAGTTCGCAACTGATCTTTCAATGATGAATCGTATGCCGCTGCGGTGAGCATGCGTGTGAATTGTGTCCGTACAAGTTTGCGCAACTCGTCCAATGACTCGCTCGCTCTATCCATTTCCCCCGGGTAGATATCAGTTCCCGACTCATTTAGCCAGAAAAATGGTCTAGGTCCTGCTTTGTCTATTCCCGATTCGTCAGTGGTTATCACCGTTTCCGGAACCTCTGTATTTGTAGAATCAGCAATCTTGTTATTGTTCCATATGCGTATATGGTCGCCAAGGTTGTCTTTGTCCTGTGGACTTAATAGATAAACCGGTTTGTAAGATGGAATCTCGTAGCCGTTTTTAGTAATGATTTGAACTGTGGGTTCTGGGTTATCGGGGTTGTAATGACCAAATGCTGCAATTACTGCACCAAGTGCCGCACGGTCAATATTTCCTTCGGCGTCCGTAATTGCCGCAAGAGCCTTACGGCGACGCTCATCCGGAGTTAGTGATTCATCTCCGAACGGACTAAACAATCTTGCATGGGAAATAATATTCTCGACAATCATGTGTCGCAGATCAACGGAATTTCCGATGTTGCCTTTTTGTCTCTCTCTGACTAGTTGTGTCAGTTTCGTCAATGAATCCCAGTTAAGTCCGCCTTTTATTGCGTCATCAATGTCCATCACATTGCTGATAAATTTGTTGATTTCTTTGGTGAGTTCGTTTATCTGGTCAGAAAGTGACGTTAACTCTGAATCAATTTCTGAAACTGAACCAAAAATGCTGTCAATTACCGCAGTCGTTTCTAAATCAATTGCCTCGCCCAGCAGTTCCCCAAGACTGCTGACCTGACTGAGTATCTCCATTTCTTCGGAGCTAATTTCCCTATTCTCTACTTTGCCGGGGTTCCAGCCGTCTCCCCCTTCGGCACGCTTGCGTCCAATTATTTCAATCGCTGAACTAATTCCATCAGGGTATTTTTCTTTGAGTTCCTCCATTTTGTCCCTGACTTGATAGACGAGTTGGCGTGCTTGTTCTGAATGAACGCGGCCAGAAGCGAGTGAGGATTCGTACGCCGCTACATCGGCGTGGAATTTTTGAACATCTTTGTTAAATTTTGCATTGTCTTCATCCATCTTGTCTTTGCGTCTAACTGGGTCCAGTACATTGGTTGACCATCCGCGCTCAATTGCCCCCTTAATGATTCTCTCCATTACCTCGGCTGCTGCCTCCGCATCGGCGTCAGCGGTATGATGTTTTGACCCGAGATTTACTCCAAGATACTCAGTTATTGCAGCAAGACCGTTTGATGGACGCTTTCTTCCTTCCTTATCAACGGTGAACGGGCCATCGTTTGTCTCTGGTGTCCATTTAGGGAGCGTGGTGTCGGCTATTTCCTTGGTGTCCAGGTAGCCGGATGGTCTCCAAGCAATTCCCGAATCGCGCAATGCATCGTCAAGAACACGTTTATCAAATGCTGCATTCTGGACTCCAATTATTGCGTCGTCCTCGGCAAATTCGACAAAAAGACGATGCGCTTCATCTATTGATATCTGTGTAGATAGCCACTCATCCGTGAGCGGATTGCCGTCTGCGTCCTTTAGGTTTTCACGCGACCAATCACCGAGCGGTTCGCCCGGGTTCATGAATACATTGAACCGAGCGACTATCTTCCCGTCCCTTACCTTTACCGCTCCAATTTGTGTTGGTTTTCCATTTGACGATGGGCGGCGATATGCATCAAACACCAACCCTGTCGTCTCGTAGTCAAGGAAAACAACTTCTCTTCCTTTATAGAGTTCCCAGAACTCCTCCCAAGTACGGGCTCCTCCAAAAACCTTTTCTGCATCACCGATAAACGCCCCAAGTGTTGGGGTGCGCGGATATGAGGGTTTTTGGGGTATGTCGTTCTTGGGTGTCTCCTTGGGTCTTGGTGTACCACCAGAAAACAATCGGCTACCAAAACCATCGCCTTCTTCTTTGCCGGTCAACGTACGGGGAGCAGACCAGTCGCCATGCGCAGAAAGGCTGGCTCTTGCGTTTGGCGAATAGTTGGGGAACTGATAAATGCTTGGCTCTGACCAGTTGAAGATTTTTTCAGATTCTGGCAAGAGCCTTGCATCTGCGTTTGGATCAACAGTGAGAACTCCAGCCTCTTCGTTACCTATATCGCTGTTGCGGAAGGTTAAATCAAGACCAAAGTGCGCGTCCCTATGGAGGGACGGTGGCGCATTTAATTCTTTCGCTATTTTGGCCACCAGGTTGGTCGGACCAGGATCTTCGACGTTGTGTCTGTCCCATGGACGGAAGCCCGGTAGTTCTTTTGCCAACGACTGCGTCAGTTCTTCGCGTTGCTCCTCCATATCGCGCGATGCGTCGTATTCATGGACCCTGAATTTGCCCTTTGGTATACGGAGTGGCTCTCCAGGTTTTGGCGTAAAATACGTGTCGTTGACACCAAGTGCCTCAAGCGTGCTTGGATTGCTTTCTAGTGCATCAGCGAGTTTGAACGCAACCACACCACGCGAGCGCTCTCCGGTTCGCTCCATGATTGGCTTGACAATGTGATTGAGACCGGTATGTATCGTCGGTCTACGCATGCCGTTTTGGGAATACGATTCCCAATGGCCAGCCGGGTACAGAAGCAAATCTCCATTTTCGTCAATAGAGAACTCATACGCTGACTCGTGGAAAACCCACAAGTCATCCACTGTCATGCCCCTTGATTGCGGTGATCTGCCTATCTCCGACTCATCGACGCCAATGGAATCAAGGCTTTTTTTCCTATCCTCTTTCAGGAAGCGCTCGCCGATTGATGCCAGTTCCTCAAATAGTGCTCGCGCCTCCGCATCACCACGTGATGCTGCATACATGAGTGCGTCTGCGTATGTGGTGTCAATATCAGTTTTTGACACTGCGTACAATGCAGCTGTCCACTTTTGCGCCATTTCAAAACCATCTTGTGATCCAATATCAAGACCGGTTATTGCGGGTACGCTTCTCGGGATTCGCTTGAAACTTCCATCCGACCTGCCGAAACGTGGGTTTGAGAACACGATTCTTTCCCCACCAATAACCCAAGACTGGAATCTGGCTGCCGTTACATCATCCCGATAACGCGAAATGTTCCTTCCGTCAGGCAGGGAGAACGGGTCAAGTACGTCTACGTACGGAGACTCAAACCGCAGTTCATCTCCGATGGTGGCTTCTGCCTCGGCCCTGCGATTCTGATATGTGTTTTTTGCTCCACTTGCAAGCCGATCAAAGTCGTAGTCTTTTGGCAATCCGTCTATGCCTGTTTGCTCGCCTTGCAATATCGCTCGACGTGTTGCGATTCCTCTTTCTTCCCTGTCTTTGTCCAGTCCGTTGCGGATGTCAAATTCGCGCTCTTCACGTGAATAATCAAGCCAAGGTCTGTCATCTGGATCAAGTGAAATACCAAGTGCAAAACGCAGGTCCCTGGAGAGCATCTTTGTCAATGCGCCTTTTTCCATCTCGCTGTCTTTATCAAGAACGGCAACCATGCCCTCAGCAAACATTTCAGCTAATGAAGAGTGGCCATAAATTGAAGCAATCCCATATCCGGGCGCGTCCTTGTCAAATGGTCGTGACATTCTGCGTAGCGAAGCTTCTTCGTCTTCGTCAATAACCATCTGCCCTAGCGCCGTGTCCTCATCAACGGCATGAAGTCTTCCTGCCGCATCAATGGCTATTCTGTTTGAGAACGACTCTCCGAAACGGCTCCGGTCAAAATGCTCTTGCGGAAATACTGGGTTCTCCAATGACCCCAACCCTGGCGCCGTAAAGTACCGACTGGATCCTGCGCTTGAACGGTAAAAGTCAAGAGAGGCACCAAGGAAATGTCCATATTCATGTGTTAATACGTCGCCGAATTCATCCCCAAAGTCACCCTTGTATCTTGTAAAACGTCTATCGCCACGCTTGCGTTTTGCTTTCAGTGTGTCAATAATCAGTTTTTTGGTTACGATCATTCCGGTGCTCAGGCTTGTTCGTGCAAGTTCCACGCCACGGTTCATCACATTGAGTTGGTCTGATTCAGCAATGGAAATTGGCGGAGCACCAAACTGTTCAAATGCCCACTTCAAGCCAGGATTTGAATCAAGTGCTTCTTTAACTCTTCGCCTCAGTGATTCAATCACCTCAGGTGAGTAATCAATTTTTGGCGAACCCCCATCGCTCTCTGGCTTTCTCCTGCTCTCAAGCGTAAACTTAACGAAACCTTCTCTTAGACTCTGTATCGCTTGTTTGATTCTGTCGGGTGTTATTTGGGATTGTGGAACACCTTGATCCAGTAAAAACGAGGTAGCCATCTGCTCAATTGTCTCGCCTCTCGTAAAGGCTACGTCACCAAAAAATCGGTCTGCGGATATTGCTGCGTTAGCCTCTTCTGAATCGGGGACAACCAAGTTTGCAATTTGCTCGCTAGTCATTCCACGCAGCCAACCCCTGTTGTGTGCGCGAATTTCGCGACCGTCTAACTCGCTGACATCGCCGTACGAATACGAAGACTGACGATGACGGATTCTTTGCTTCGTGTCATCAGGCGTACCACCAGAACTGAGCCTTTTGCTAGTTGACATTCTGTCCTTGTACGGATCGTCAACATCAAATCTGTCAAGTATCGCCTTGCGCCTGTCAAGTAGCGTCTTTTGAAGACTGCGCGATTCCTTGCCATCGGTGATTGTGCGATCAACAACTGACGCAATTTTATCTGGGTCAATCATTGCAAACTGTCTTGCTTGTTTCTTCAGGTCCGAATCCGAAACCGAAGAAAAAAGATCACCGGCCTTTGCCTTTCGATTATCGCGCAATATGTCAATTTCGGATACTCGCTCGTCAAATGGCACTGTTCCGTCTACGCCCTTTTTCCCGCCTTTAGCACGAAAGAGGAGTGCGCCACCAAAGTCAATTCTCATTACCTCGCCTTGGTTGTTGGCGACGATGTTCCCGTCAAGTACGGCGTCCCAGTTCCCCAACCAAGCGTCAATCAAGAATCCGTCTCTTAGCACCTCTGACTGGGATGGCGTCAGATTGTCAATTGCAATTGACCTTCCATCAACAATGCGCGACGAGACAACAGGTATTCCGGCTGCGTCGCTGGATACGCGCATTCTCGGAACCGAGACACCCGCTAGTTCATAGAGCGAGTTTGCGAGAACTTCGTTCTCTGCGTGAAGTGGGGTCTGTGGCCACTTGACATAGTGCCTATTGCCGTTTTCGTCTTTGTAGAATCCGCCTGGATTTGATCCTGATTGATTGCCGACTTTTTGCCACTGTGCAATTGATCCACCAGAACTCAAGACAACCCTATTTTTTGAGGCCCGTTGAGTCCTTTCTTCCTCGCTTGCTTCGCGTGGCTTTTTCCCACGGACAGGAATGTTTCTTACGCCGATGAATCTTGGGCGTGTGGTTCCTTCGTCTACCCACCCGTCGCGGTCGGGGTCAAAGTTGCTGCCAGTTGGTGTTCTTGTTCCGGGGATTCCGCCAGTTGGGACATCAATATCTCGGTCACCGCGACTCCTTCTGCCTTTGCCGATTCGCGGTTTTCCTATTGCTCGCCCTACTAGACGTGCCCCAATGTTCCTGCCGAGCGCCTTAATCTCCGTAGAGCGCGCACGAGCACGTCTAGAGTCATCAAAGTTTAAAGGAAATTCATTGCTAGGCATCTTTAAAATAATACACCGAAATGGCAAAGCACATTTGGCTTTGTGGATCTATTTGAGTCTCTGGCCGCACTTTGTACAGATTTTTGACCAAGGATAAAAGCGGACCATGTTGATTGGATGGTCGCACTCCAAGAGCCTTTTGGCTTCGGCATTCAGCACGGTCCGCATCCAGGCAGAAAGAGTCAAGTGTTCTTGTGCGGCGGCCTTCTTCCATCTTTCGCGTTCTTGATCGGTGGTCCTGATGAGGACCTGCTTATCGGCGGGTCCGTCATCTTCTTTTTCAATTGGCGAGATCGTTGGCTCTATCGTCTCTGCGACTTTTTTCATTGCTGCATTGATATTGGTCGCATCATTGCTGACATAGAGACCGTTATTGATCTGGCTCTTCTTCTCCATTTTCTTCCTCTTCATTATTTTCGACAATCTCAGCGTCAAGTATTTCGCCTTGTTTTCTTAAAATTGACTCTACTGTATTTTGTGGCAGCACACCGGAGATAGCCATGAGTTCAAGCAGTTTTTTGGCCTCGGATTCAGCATCAAAGCCAATTGCAGGTCTCTCTACACCAGGCTGGCCGGCGATCGTTGCTCTAATTGCCTGACCACCAGAAGTTACATCCATCTGCATGTTGATATTCGTCTGCTCTATACCGAGCAACTTCGTTCTCTTGTCCATTATTGACAGCACTTGCTGGATCGCCTTGATGTCTGGCTCAAGTTGTATTTCTGTCCCGTCGTCCATGACCTGTTTTCTGTGCTGGGTCATTGGCCATATCGCCTGCTGCAAGCTGTCAAGCCGCTCAAGTTCAAGGCGCAGCATTTCCGGATAGGCAAGAATTGCCTCTCGGTTCATTTTTTCCAACTGCCGCTGTATTGACCTAGAGACCGTTCCTGTCGAAACTCCGAATCTTCTTGCTATTTCCGATACGGACGTACCTGCTTGGCGCATTTTGAATATGCGCGCATCACGTTCCGCAACGAATTCACGACTCGTTATCGGCTTTGCTCTCTCGTCCGCCATCTTTGACCGCCATAAATTCCAACACTTCAAAGGGGAACTGTTTTCCCCTCTTCATCTTAATCGGCCACTGCCTCTCGTCACGGGCACCACGGAAATGACGTACGTCGTAGACGTAATCACCCATAGCCGTCGGATCTGGCTGGAGCGCAAGACCGAACTCGGGCCATCTACTCCAGACTGCAGAGCCGAATGGGCGTAGATCGCGGGATGCACCGCTTGCCCCAAGTGGAGCGTGGTGCTCAATCCACAGCGCGCAGTTGTAGACGACGCGAATCGTGTCAAGGTATTTCGCTACCTCAATTGCGATGGACTCAGAAGTCCTGCCGCCCGGATCCAGGAATGCCTTATAGAGAGGACCGATGACGAGGAGTTCGGGCTTGTGCTCATCCAGTGCTTCTTCAAGAATTGCCCTATCTGTCGCCTTCAGCAAATCCATGCCTGATGGCTTGGCGAGCAGGTATCCATCAATTCTTCTCATCCCACTTCGGCTTGCGGCTTTTGCGACAATTGGCCGAGACACGCGGCGCACAATTCTCTCTGGGTTCTCAAGGTCAACCGTAAGTGTCCTGACTGGACGCATCTTCTGAAACGTAAATGGATGGACACCATGCGAAGCCAGAATTGCAACCTGCCTTGCCAGCATTGTCTTGCCAACGCCCTCTGCTGCGACGATGATCACTCGCTCACTGCGCTCCAGTAGACCTGGAATAACCCATTCGTACGTGTCTTGATCGGTCTCGTCAATGAAGTCGTTCCACTGGACCACGCGACCGGTGTCAAGTACGTGTGACACCGTTGCTGTCGCGAGAATAAGATTTCCCTTGGCGATTTTCTGCTTTGAATTAAGGTCTGTCTGCGCCAACAGATCGGAGAGCCTTTTGACAGTTAGGTCTTCCGGCGAGAGTTCAAGTACCTTGTTTTCTTCGTGATTATCAGTCTGTGGCGGAATTTCCCCGTCCAGCGGCATTAGGTCCTCTATCAGACCGCCATCAGTCAGGTGATCAAAAATATCTTTCTTGACTGGGCAAATCCACGCCTGAGCAGAGCAACCAGCCGCCTGTAGTGACTCAAGGACGCTGAGTGCATGCCTGATTCCAACATCGTCCCTATCAGCGATAACTTCAACGAAGGCACCGGCAAGTGCTTCGGTATGGATATCCAGCCATTTACCGGCACCACCAGGCATCGTGGTTGCAACAATTCCAAGCGAGATCAGCTTGTTCGCATCCTTCTCTCCCTCCACGACCCAAATGGGGACGCCCTGCTCCTTTGCCTTGAGGACTGCCGGAAGGTTGTAGAGAACTTTCGGTGTGTCGCCGAGTGAATAGACCCAACCGCCGCCGTTGTCTGGCTTGCGCTGGCGGAACGTCTTTCTCCCGTCGCTCTCCGTGTAGCGGACTTTCTGGAACAGGAGTTTCCCGAACTCGTCCGTGTAATCGTACGCCTCCACGAATTTTGGAGGCTCTGACTTCTCGTACTTGATTTCCTTCTTCGTGGTTTGCTCTCGCTTTTGTGGAGCGACCGGCCTGTCTGAACTGATTGGCGATGGACGACCAGTGTCGGGCATCAGATCACTGAGACGGAGCCCCATTGCGTCGCATATCTGTTCGGCATTACACGAGATGCCGCGATGGCAGGTAACGAGCACCCGTCCGTCGTAGCCCTGACCGACGGATAGTGATGGATTCTTGTCGTCGTTCCTACATGGACAGCGCGCAACCCATCCAGATGACGTCTTGCGAACGCCATCAAGCCGAGATAGAAAATTCTCGGTTACCTCGGATGGTGCGATTTCCATTTATTCGGTTTCGTTCGTCTTGTTCTTTTTGGACTTCCGGTCCGCTCTTCCTTGCGCGGTGTTGAGGTTGAGGCCCGTGTAGTAATTAATCGGCTCCCTGACGATGCGGTTGATGTTGTGCTTCCTGCGGAAAAACACACGCTCGCGCTCACTTGAGCCGCCCCAGACACCGTATGCCTCATGATAAACGCCGTAGGCGAAACAGGGGTCCTTCACGTGGCATTCGTTGCAGATTGACTTGGCAAGCGCAATGCGCTCGCGGGCAATGCGCATCAACTCTTTGTCGTGCTTCATTTCCTCATAGTTGTCGTATGGATAAAAGATCGCCGGATCCTTGCCACGGCACGCCCCATTAAGAGGCGGCGTATCAACGCGCTTGAGCACCACGTCACTCATGTTTTTCCCCGATCGGTTTGCTACTTGAACTTGGTCAGTTTATCAACATCAAGCGCCGACAAGTAGATCGTGGCACTCCTGATCACCAATCTTCCGTTGAAATCTTCTGCGGCAACGTCAACGGCGTCTACGGGAATCCCGAACCGTGCTGCAATTGTTGCTCGTGTCTTTTCTATTGCTATTTCGTCATCGGCGAATTCAGATTCAACTGAGAGGAGAATCGGCGGTTTCGCCCCCACCAATGACTTGATTTCTTTATCTTTCTGCTCAGCGCGCAGGCACCAAGCACAGGCAATCTCATCAGTGGGGGCGGACCGTTTCCTGGTCTCTATGTGCCCGCAACTCAAGAAATGACGGTACTCGACCTTGCCCCATGAGCCGGATTTTTCAATCCTCTCAATCTTTCTTCTTGGGGCGCGGCGATGTTCCGTCGTCATTGCGCTCTATGTCGAGCTATTACTTCTTCTTGCGACGGAAGAGGAAGCGAGGAATGATGAAGAAGTAGGTCTTCTTCGCCTTCTTCTCCTTCTTCTTCGTCGGCTCGACGATTGGCGCAACCGTTCTGACAACTGGCTTCGGAGTTGCGAGTTTTGGCTCCGCTGACTTCGTTGCCGTGGTCTTCTTCGGCGCGGCCTTCTTTGCTGGTAACTGCTTCTTTACGGCAGTTTTGGCAGCTTTGTTGACCGCTTTCTTGGGTGTTACTGGCTTGCTGTTGTCTGGTGTCATAAGAGAAAACCCTAGCGCAGCATCGGTACAAATTTGATGAACAAAACGCTTTACATTCTGTGACTTTTGTTTTAGTTAGCCTTTATTTCATGGAAGACGAGTACATGACGGATTTCAAACGCATGGCACTTGCTCTCACCTCTGCTCAGCTGGCGAAGGACACAACTGTCAAGCAGCATGGAATTGGGGAAGATATACCGACCCACTTCCTTGGCTGGTCACCAAGCAACCTATTGCTAGTCGGTCAAATGAACTCAGATCTTCAAAAAAGCAGTCATGATAATCGCTTAATGAAATCAGACAGATTCTGCCAGTTGCTGAGAAAGAACTGGTGGGTTACGTCAATCACTATGGTCGCCGAGGGTTACTGCTCATTTGACTCGCGAAAAACAAACGGCATGGACCTTGCCACGGCTTTCTTGAACGCAAATTTGCCCGTCTACGAATGTATCACCGTCAGTCACGTAACAGAAAACGACAATGCCACAGTCTCCATGGTTGCTGCTCCATACAGGATTGGACTCGGCAAGGTGGTCAAATGGAACGAGGTTCTGGCATATCCAGAGAACACCGAAAAGTACATTTCCCCATCCCGTTATTCCATGATGCTGAAGCGGGTAATGAGTGTACAGATGGAAGAGGACCTAAATCAGGAAAAGATGGACAGCGCTAGGAGCGAGGTTCGGGATCTTGGTTTTAGCCTTCAGGAATTCATGTAGAATAAACAAATGAACGCATTTTATGATGGACCAGGTTTCAACAAACCAGATACCTACTATTTGATGAATAAGTCCATCAAAGTCTCGTCGGCAACACGTCAGCCCTGCCCAGTCTGCGGTCATCCAACAGGTGATTGCACAGGGGAATCTGGGCCACCGCAAAAAATCTTCGGCTATGACACAAACTCAACACTGGACCAGAACCTTATGTTTTTGGTTGAAGAGGACTATTACGAATCGCGAGAGATTGCCCCTGGATTGATAACCAGACGCCTGGTGCATAAGAAGGGAAGTCAGATCCCCTTCCATGTCGCGAAAGAAATCGGCCTCATTTAGAATTAATTCAACAATTTCATTTTTGCTGGACCTTTTCAGTATTGCTTGTTGCTGTACACTCATCGTTCTCACCTGCACGGCGATGAACAAAGGAAAATCAAATGAGCGCAATTGACGACGCATTTCTTAACTCTTACGCGGGGAAGCAGGTTCCGTGGGGTTTTAACGGCATGGGCGAGATCGTGTTTCTCCGCACCTATAGCCGCGCAAAGGATGGTGGCGGCACGGAGACCTGGCCCGAGACGATCCGGCGCGTTGTCAATGGAGCGATTGAGATCGGAACCGAACTCTCCGACGACGAGGCAAAAGCCCTGTTTGACCACATGTTCAATCTCCGGTGCAGCGTTTCTGGTCGCGCACTGTGGCAACTCGGCACTCCGCTCGTCCAGAAATTCAATGCCACATCGTTGAATAACTGCTACTTCACGAATATTGAGAAGATTGAGGACTTTGAGATGCTCTTTGAGTATCTCATGCTTGGTGGCGGTGTCGGTTTCTCGGTTGAGCGGGCAAAGATTCACGACCTGCCAAAGGTCAAGTCCGGTGTGCGAATCTCGCATGAGCGGACCAACGATGCTGACATCATCGTTCCCGACTCACGTCAGGGCTGGAAGCGCCTCCTACACTCCGTCCTGAAGTCATACTTCGACACCGGCAAGTCCTTTACGTACTCCACGATTCTCATCCGCGAATTTGGTGCTCCGCTTAAGACTTTTGGCGGAACTGCGTCTGGTCCAGGTGCCCTGATTGATGGCGTGACCGACATTTGCAAGGTACTTCAGGGCAGAGAGGGCAAGAAACTGCGCTCAATTGATGTTCTTGACATTTGCAATATCATCGGTCGCATTGTCGTGTCCGGTTCATCGCGTCGCTCGGCCCAAATCGCGATGGGCGACCCGGATGACGTTCTTTTCCTTCGTGCCAAGAACTGGGCGAGCGGAAATGTTCCAGCATGGCGCGCCAACAGCAACAACAGCATTTATGCCGATTACTTTGAGCAGATCATGCCCGAGCTTTGGCGAGGTTATGACGGTTCTGGCGAGCCGTACGGCTTGCTAAACCGGCGTCTCGCCCGGAAGTATGGACGTCTTGGCGAAACACGACCAGATAACTCAATTGAGGGCTTCAACCCATGCGCCGAAATCGCACTTGCTGATGGCGAGTCGTGCAATTTGGCGACAATTTTCCTTCCGAACGTTCAGGGTTTTGAGCAGTTCAAGGAAATTTCTACGCTCCTCTACAAGGTGCAGAAGCAAATCACGCGTCTGTCGTACCCGTACGACAAGACCACGGAAATCGTCAAGAAGAACGCCCGCCTCGGCCAGAACGTGTCGGGAATTCTTCAGGCGACCGACGAGCAGGTTGAGTGGCTTTCTGGCGTGTACGAGCACCTCCGCGAGTTTGACGCACGGTGGTCCGCCAAGCACGGCTGGCCGGAGTCGGTTCGCCTTACAACGGTCCAGCCATCTGGAACGCTCTCCCTCCTTCCGGGCGTAACACCGGGCATCCACCCGGCATTTGCTCGGTATTACATTCGCCGAGTCCGCTTTGGTGCGGCGGACCCTCTCGTTGATGCCTGCCGCAAGCGTGGCTACAAGGTTCAGTGGGATATCGGTCTTGATGGTCGCGAGGACCACACCCGCTACGTCGTTGAGTTCCCGTGCAAGTCGCCGGATAACGCGGTTCTCGCTTCCGAGATGACCGCGATTGAGCAACTTGAGTGGGTCAAGGACATGCAGACCAAGTGGGCGGACAATGCCGTGTCGGTCACGGTTTATTACCGCAAGGACGAACTTGAGTCAATCAAGGAATGGCTGGCAGCGAACTACGACAAGAGCGTGAAGTCGGTCTCCTTCCTTCTCCACTCAGACCACAACTTCCCGCTGCCGCCGTACGAGCAGATTGACAGCGAGCAGTACGAGAAGATGCTCTCCAAGATCAACTTCTCGGAGCCGATCGTTGACTCGGCGTTCTTCGGGGACTTTGATCTTGAGAACTGCGCCACAGGTGCGTGCCCGGTCAAGTAGGTGAAATAATGGATGACGGGTCGGCGAAGCCACATGAAATAAAGTGGCTCGCCGCCTGTCTTCATCTTGCCGAAATCTTCTCAACCTGCGCAAAACGCCAGTACGCGGCAGTCGTTCTTGCGCCAAACAGGCGCGTGGCCGGTTTTGGCTATAACGGCTCGCCACCAGGAGTCGCCCACTGCATTGACGGCGCATGCCCTCGCCTCCAAGAAAATAGCGCCGCTGGCTCACAGTACGACACCTGTATCGCCCAGCACGCCGAGGCAGGCGCGCTTCTGTGGTCCGACCCGTCTCTTCGGATTGGTGGGACGCTGATTGTTAACGGACCTCCATGCATGGGGTGTGCAAAACTCATTGCTTCTTCAGGCGTGAAGCGAGTGGTGTACCGGATTGATGATTCATACACCCAGTGGCCGGATGTGCGTGATTTCTTGGAGTCAGCGTCAATTCAGGCAGTGGGTCACCAGATGGAAGCCATCTAATTCAGAGATACTTCGCAAAAACGCATCGTTTTGCGAGATGACATGGCATACTCATTGACATGTTCATCATCATCATTTTTGCAACACTTCTTCTCGGCGGCATGGTCGCGCTTTCCCATGAGGGCAGGGACTCCACGTCTCATTCGCTCCGTCACGAAGAAATTCGTCGCATCCAAGCACAGAACGATCTGCGCGTGATGCGGGCGATGTATTTCTCGCGTTTCTAGCGCTGTAGCATCTCACCGACCAGCGTCGGTGGCCAAATGGATAAGGCAACAGACTTCTAATCTGTAGACTGCAGGTTCGATCCCTGCCCGACGCGCTGATAAGTTCTGTCGCGAAACGAGAGGAAGACAATGCCACAAATCCAAGGCTCCGCGCACGGTTTCGTACGTCTTGATGCATGCATGGCGGACGATCTTTCTGTGGTCAATTCGGCCCGTGTTTCGTTTGCGAAACGCTCTGAAAAAATGGACGAAGCAGCAGTTGGTCTTGTCAATTTCTTGATGCGTGAGAGGCACGGAACCCCGTTTGAGCATAATGCCTTCCGCTTCCATGTTGGTTGTCCGATTTTCGTCGCACGTGAGTGGTTCCGTCATCGGATCGGATCGTTCAATGAGTTCTCGGCGCGATATTCGGAGATGTCTGACTCATTCTTTGTTCCACATCCAGAGCAAATGAGAACACAGGTCGGCAAGCCCGGAAGTTACCGGTTTGAGGCAATGTGGGATGATCAATCCGCTTATGCCGTGGATGTGATTTCCGAATCAGTCCAGGCGTCGTACGATGCATACAAGAAACTCCTTAATCTTGGTGTGGCAAAAGAACTTGCCCGAACCGTCCTTCCCGTTGGGGCATACACGGAGTTCTTTTGGACAGTGAATGCACGTTCACTCATGAACTTCCTTTCTTTGAGGACGTCAAATAACGCACAGTATGAAATCCGCAAGTACGCGAATACCGTTGCCTCCATATTTGCCGACAAAATGCCGGTCACCTATAAAGCGTGGGTAGAGAACGGCCAAAACTGCCCCTAGGGAGAAATATTAATCTTCCTTAAAGGTTGCGCAAGGGCCGAGATGCCCCTAGTATGAGCCCTGTCCCAAAAAGGGGCACTACATAGGCGAGTTCGGCTACACCTTCGGTGTTGCCATCCGCGTCTACTGTCCAGAGAACCAGTGGTTCATTGACAGCCTCGGCTGATCAATAGGTAGTCACCCGTTATCCTCAATGGATGAGGGCCGCCTTGCGGCGTAGGAAGTCCGATTCTTCCAGCGGGTTCTAATAATCAGACTGCACGAAGGCTAAGTGAAGTTGCCTGCTTGCCTCTGCCCACTTTGGGGAAATCTCTGACTCAAACTGCGCAAACTCCTTCTGGAGTTTTGGTCCGAGACCAATACCAACGAGGGTGATTAGTCTGTCCTGGAGGTCGGCACTACCTACTTTGTAGGTTGAATCACGGCGCGTAACGGGATCAGTAATTCTTACGTTCTCGGCATTGAAGAGGGGAGTACAGAGGTTGTACTGCGAGTTGATCGCGTTCTGTATCGCGATCTCCTCTGGTGTGCGGTTATCTTTCGGTGCTACTTTGAATGGTGGCATGTCTAAATCCTTTTAGCGGACTGGTCGTTTATTTTTGCCCGTTGATCTCATTGGGCGCTTTTCGTTTCGCTTGCGCCGAGCCTGAAATTCGACGAAATCTGACATTCTTTCCTTGGTGTTCTTTGACTTTGACACTGCTTTGTTTTTGGCTCGTACGTGCCGCATGGCAAGTTCTGACTTGGTGCTAATTCTCCTAACAAGGCTTGAGGCGTACGTCATATCCTCGGCAAAGAGGCTTGCTGGCGTATAGCCAATTCCCTTTAGATCAATTTCGTCAAGTGGTGACGGTCCATCGTCGGACAATAGATAGGACTTGGTTTCCAGTCCGCTTTCAATAGCCGACTTCTTCTTTGTCTTTGCATACCTCTCCAGGAGTCGTCGCCCTTTTGCAGCGAGTTTGGCTGCATCACTTGCGTTCTTGGGCACTGGCTCTCCCCATGCCGCTGCAGAAAGGGCCAGTCTTGTTGCCCGACCTTTTTCGTCCTGCATTGGACCTGACGGATTGGTGAAGAATCTGGTTAGGAACGAACCTTTCCTGCGCATCTTCTCTGGTGTGTTGGCTGGGCCCCTGATGCCGGGCTTGAGGTTTGCGCCTTCTGTTCTCTTGAAGTACGCGCGACCAGCCGCAGTGAGTCCGCCCTTTGGGTCTTTCAGCGGCTTTTTTACACCCTTTTCATCAAATACAAACTGATTGACAACACGACCGCCGTAATACTCGTCGTAGATCGGCATGAAGAGTTCTTCCTTCAGTTCGATCATTGACCGCTCGGCAATTTCTTCCATCTGGCTCTCAATGTCAATACTGTCCGCGACGTTCAGCAGATAGTCAAAAAGATCATCATTGTCGTTCATGTTGTTATCTTTCATGTCGGTATTTTCCCATAAAACACGCCCCACAAACGGAAGAAGCCCCCGGGCCCATCGCCGAAGCGATAGACCCGAGGGCCAATTCCTACTGGCTAACTATCAGGACGGTGCCGAGTCGAAGTCAACCTTCACGAACGCCTCCGGACGCTTGACGGCTAGCGCCAGGCGCTGCTCGGCAAGGATCACGATCGCGTTGCGAACGAAGAAGTCTGAGTGCTGCTCCGAGATACGGATGCTCGCCTCTTCGCGGTCGTAGAGCTGGGCGCCAGTACCGAACGCACCGACTAGAGCGGTACCCTCGGTCATTGCTGGAGTGTCCACGATTGGCATTCTCCAGACCTTTGGCTCACCACCCATCGCGACCGAAACCGCGATGAGGTACTGACCCTGCTCGTCCTTCGTTAGCTCGACATCTTCCCAGTCGTTCGGGTGGAGAACCACGCCGGACGGCTCGTAGTACGCGAGGAAGGAGAGGGTCGCAGCGCGACGGATTGCGTCAGCCTTGGTGTCGGCAACCGGGGTTGTCGCACCGCTTGACCACGCATACTCCTGGATGTTCGGGGTCTGGAGCACGCCGAGAAGGTTCTCGCCAGCGCCATCGCCGTTGAGGATCTGGTTGTCCTCAAGGAGACGTAGACCGTACATGAGTTCGTTGTCAATGATTGACCGGAGCTGTGGCTCGTCGGCTAGCACGTTGCGGTGCGCAGCCTCCCAGTGCGCGAGGGTGCGCACTGGTGCCTGCTCACCAACGAACGCGAAGGACGACTGCGGCTTGAGGCCGAAGGCGCCACCCGAACGCTCAGCAACCGACGAGGCCGAGTTCACACCGTGACCGGACTGGAGGGTTGTGAAGCCGAGCTGACGGAAGTACTCAATCACCGCAGCGTTGGTCCTTCTCACTGGGAAAAGGTCACGCACGCGCTTGGTACGCATCGGCGGGGTCACCATCGCATCGCGCTGGATCGTGCCGAAGTCCGCGAGACCGGTGCCACGGGCAACCTGGCCAGCGGTTGGCATCGCCGAGAACACGTCCTTGACGTGATAGTTGTGGCTGGTGAGCGAAGCCTTGACCTGCCATGGGGCAGCCATGTTCGCGCCATTGCGACCACCATTTAGCGCCTTGAACTCAGCGGACTCAAGGAACATCTCGCCGATGCTCTTAATCTCCCGTGAGGAAAGCTGCTGAAGGTCAGCCGACGCAGCAGCATAGGCACCAGAGACGGTGCCGCCTGATGGCTGCGATGACCACTGCTCAACCTCGTCCATGGACTGAAGGTCAGACAGGAGAGACTTGATCTCCTTGATGTCCTTCATGTTCTTGTCAAAGGCTGTCTTCTGCTCGCCCGACACGACAACCGTGCCGTTCTCGACGGCGAAGGAGTCGGCGATTGCCTTGTTCTCAGCCATCTTGGTACGGAGTGCTGACTGCAGCTCCGAGATTCTTGCATTGTCTTGCGACATTGTTTGCTCCTGTGTGTTTTTAGGGTTGGATGATTTATTTTTTTAGCGGCTTAGGTAAGCACCCAGCCCTAGTTAATTAATAAAGTAACAGATATTTGATATTCTCTATTGCAACTACTTATTTTTGCCAAACTAAATATTGTGAATAGATATCTAAATCACAAATCGGTTATGGAGTAGTTCCTCGGTTATCAGAGACTTCTTTTTCATTGGCGTCTTATCCTTGGCGATCACTGTCCTGACTGCCTTTTGGATATCTCTCTGTCTACGTTTTTCCATGTTCATGCGCCCAAGTGCAGTGGAACCCGCCCTATTGGCGTAGTCGGACATATTGGTGCATGGCATCCATACAGCCCGTCCGTTCTTTGAGATTCTCCTGCTGATTCCTATGCAACCAAGACGTTTTGCCTTCTCGCGTGCGGAATCCGGGTCCATAAATACGTCTGGGTCGCCTTCTCTTACGTATTCGGGGCCAATTCTTTTGGCACTCTTTGCCATTGCTGGGGCAGCAGCAATCTCTGCGCCTCCGCCTCCGCCGCCAACTGGGGCCATGAGGTCGGCTGAAACCAGACCGGCACCTTCTATGTGCTCAAATCCACCGCTTGGCTTTTCTCTGAGGTTTTCCCAATCGTCTGATCTCTTGCGCTTTCTGCGCCCTTTCTTCTTGCGTTTCTGATCTGCTGACTTGGCGTCCGGTTTGTAACCAGTAACAACGCTCCTCCATCTGGATGTTTCGGCCATGTTTGAGCGCCGTTCCATTTCCTCGTGCGAAGAACAGGGCATCCAGTTTCCATCTGGATCCTTGTGCGCGCCACGGCAGCCCATTTCTTGGGCCATGCGAAGCGCCTGCGTCTTCTTGACGAGTTCCCGTTCATCTGCCATGGCTATCTCCTTACAGCAAGTGACGTAATCGTCGTGCTCATGCGCTGGCTGAGTGACATTGGTTTTGTTGTTTCATCTGAACCGATTAACGATTTAATGCGTCTTTCAATTCTTCGATTTCCTGGGTCCTGCATGGTCAACATGCTCTTCTCGCCAGCAAGCCTTCTGATCTTCCCAAAGCCAATATTGCTCCGCAGTGCTTCTATGGCGTGCTCGTTCAACGGTGACGAGTCCTTGATGCTAAATGTGTTTGTGGTTCTGTTGTATGTAGAAATGACCTTGTTTAATGATTTGCGGCAAGAACCAAACAGTACATCACTTTTGAACTTTTTTGCCTTTAGTGAGATGAGTTTGATTTTGTCAATTGGCTCAATGCCGAAAGCAAGTGGAACGTCAAGTTGCGCAGATTTGCCGCTGACGTCATTCACGACCCTTGACGAGAACTTTCGCCGAGTGTCGTTTTTGGGCATGGAGGACAGAATGTTCGTATATTCCGAAGTTTGCTCGGAAAAGACACTTTCCGCTGCTTTCTGGAAAATTCCAGTCAGTGGGCGAAAGTCTGAACTGACGAATCCATCGGGAATATTGATGTCAGACATCAAAATATGTGTTTTGTCTGTTTCGACAAAACGTTTTGCATACTCCGTGAGGGCTTTGAACTTGATTACTCCGTCATCACGCATGACTATGGCATGGGGTGTTCCACGGAACACATCTTTGATTACTGATACTTCTTTCATAATTACTCTCCGCTCATAATTCCGCGCAGAACGCTCTGTTGGTCTCGGAGCAACTCAAGGCGTGAGTCAAATAGTTTTGACACGATATTTAGGTGAATTCTTTCTCCATCAGACACACCGTATGGGTTGTATGAGTCGCCAAATTTCCTCGCGCTAAAGGATCTTGCCCTGTTGATTAGCTCGGACAGGAACTGCAGGAAAAGAATCCGCTGCTCTGCCTTCAAGGCTTGGTAGTAGTCGGAGTAGGAGGGCACGAGTTTTGACTCGTAGAAATCATTTATGCGCATTTTCATGCGCTCTGTGATTTGGATTTCTGATAGGTCCGTGAGTCCTGACGTCGTGTTTTGTGCGAGAACGACTCTAGGTCCCTCTGGGGTTTGGATTGGGTACATTGACGTTAGTTTGCGCTCTCTTTGATCTGTCAAGAAGTCAGAGATAGCGACTCTTGCGACATCGCGCGGATCAAGTTCCATTAGGTCGATGTTTGGGTCAAATGTTCCGTTCGGAACAACAGTTTCAACGTCTTCCCGCAGGTACGGGCGTATTTCGCCGGGTTTATCGGCAAGCACGATTTCTGGTGCATATAGGCCGAGATGTCTTTGCACGTCGGATGCGAATTTTTCGCCAATGTGCTGATACTTGGCTGGCTGCTCATACAGGAAGTACTGTCTTCCACCGCCAACTATTGCACTGATGTTATTCGCAAGACGCTGTCTTTGGATTGCCTCATTGCGCGCCAGTACCTGAGCGAGCGTTGCTGGGTCAATGTCAGAAAACTCCCCGCCATTGGCAATATGTGCTATCGCCGTCTCAATGTCCTTAATCATTCGGCCTTTTGGACGCGGTTTGCCATCTGCACGCCTGCCTATGTCTGGACCGACGTTTTTGGGTTTGACGAGTTTTCTGTTCTTGAAGAGATCGTTAACCCATTTGCGCGCCCCATCAACAACAGAGTTTGGATTGCGTACGCCGATGAATTCCTCGGTAACCTTTATGCCGTCGCCAATTTCATCGGAGACATAACGCAACCTCTTGACTGGGTCGGAATCATTTTTGAGTTTCATTGCCGCGTTAACAACCCGACCGAGTTTCCTTCTTTCACCAACAGTGAGTTGACGTGCTTTTTCAATTGTTATAGAAGAACCCTTTGGCAATACGTAAACAAGCGAACGCATTCCGGTATTTGACAGAAGACCAAGTTCCTCGGAGCCGATATCGCCGCTCTTGAGGGCCGACAGCATGTATGTCGCGCCTTCCATGTCTCGGTTATCCGGGATTGCGCGTAGGACGCTTGGTGGAACAACCGGCTGCAGAACGAATCCATCTTTTCTGATCATTCTTGAAACTGGCGTATTTGAGGATGCGTTGTACTGCCCGATCTGTTGTTTCAGTTCTCGTAGCCTGTTTGCCGTAGATACTGAGTTTTCTTCTCCGACTCGCGGAATCTGTGGGGCTCTTCTGCTGATGATGTCAGACGGTGCTGCCATTCCAGTGGCCTCACGGCCAGCAACGGTTCCTGCCGGAAGCGTTCCAGCGGTTCGCACTGCTCTCGCAATGGCACGCAGTGGGCTGGGAATATCAAACAATTTTGCACCACAGGTTGAAAGCCTGTTGTCGGTAAACCGACCGCCGTACTGATAACCCTCAGGGCATCTGTATCCACGGTTTTCCCCTGGTCGCGACCCGCCACGACCGCCGCCAAATCCGGGGGTGACAGCACGCCAAGCCGCAGAACGAATTGGTGACCTAACAGGACTCAGATCGCCGGGGATCAGGGTGGACGCAATCGAACTGGCAATCTGCCTTCCGGCATTTGCTTTTATTGAGATTGTTCCAGTAGTTCCGTCTTTTGTTTTCCTTCTGTTATTGCCGTTACGCCGTGAAAGAGCCTTGTAGGAAACTATTTCTTTATTTTTGGCACCGACAGATCTGAGGAAATCTACTTTTTCAAACGAATCAAGGTCGGCAATGATAGCCCGGTACACATATACCGTACTTTCATCATTGCAGCAGTCGTCTGATTCCCTAGCCACAGCACTCATCCTCAAGTGATTTTCTCATTGTGAATGGCGCAGAAACGTCATTCCCGCTGGAATCTGTGCCGACGATTTCCCAGTTGTCCGTATCGCGCAGGTAGTCGGCAAATTTCTGCTCCATGGCTACGAATTCAGAAAGAACGTTCATTGCATGTGTTATGTCTGATTCGGTGACCACGTATTGCGCGGACTTCTGGTCATAGTCCTCAAATTCATGGAAAAAGATGTCTTCATTATCTGAGAGAAGCGACTTCTTTGCGGAGTTTTTCGGTCTCTTCTTGAATCCGCTTCTGACAAACGAAGAGAACTGTGAGTCGGTCCAGTTATTGAGTTTGCGCAACTTCCCCCTGCAGTTCTTCATCCCAGGATGGTGGCAGCCTTCATTTGGCCATAGACCAGTTGTTTCGTGATGTAGCCACGCGCAGATTCTCTCAAGCGGATACAACTCTGGGTGATTGGCAAGAATCACGCGACAACGCCTGAAGCCACCTGGCTTGCGCATAATCGGCCTCCAGTAACGGAGGAGCCTTTCCAGATTGCCGCGCCTTGGTCCGTACCCGCGTAGTACGTCGCCGGTGACAACTTCTTGGGGGACATCAAACAACACATCTTGTGGTGCTTTGATTTGGATGTCTCTATTGTCCATCTTTATCTTCCTTTATATTGCGCAGGAGGATCCGTGTCATCCATTCCTGTCGCCTCAGTATGTTGCTTGGAAAAACAACTTCAGTAGGTCCGTCGGACTTTCTTTCTCCATTGCCGCAACAATTCTTCGTTTCTATCCCAGATAACTGCTTTGTCTTCATGAATGATGATACAGCATCGGATTTTGCGCGGAGCCTAGAACGGTTCTTGCCAAGCGATGTGTTAATGTCAAGATTTGCAACGAGTTTTTCACTTGGCTGTTTTGTCTTCTCTATGAAAATTTGATTCCATGAAGAGTCGTGGCCGGACTGCGGCTTATCCCATAGTTTTCTGTGGAAAGCAGTTGTTCTCAATTTCTTCAAACCCCTGACTGAAGTCACGTATGGGAAGAAGTCGACGGTCATTGTCTTTCCGTTGGCCATCTCCACAATCCCGTCTTGGTCATCAGCCGTAGCATCCAGGTCGTAATAGAGTTTTTTATCATTGTGCAAGCCAACAAGAACCGCTCTCATACTCTTACTTCCTCAGTACCCCAGGCGCGCCTGTACGGTTTGACTCCTTTGATTCTTTCTGAGCCAGCGATACGACTTCTTCCGTGAACTTTGCTTGCAGCACGGAAAGAACAGTGTCGCTCGGCCTCGCTCCACGCTGATACGACCTTGGGTCAAAGAGGTCAAGTCCATCTGGGTGCGCAATCTTTACCTTCTCAAATCCGAATTGATTCAGTCTCTTTTTCACTGCATCGGCTGCCATGTACTCGCGAATCTGCTTCATTGCTGGCGCTTTTTCGATAACGCTAGGCATACTGAGGATCCTGTCAATCTCGGCTGGATTCATCTGCGACAGGAGCAACTTTTTCTTTACTGCTTCCATGTCAATGGCGCTTTCCGCGTTTTGTGAGTAAGCCATTTCTTCAATTTTTGAATATGGGTAGTTGACCTGCATTACCTCGTCCTTGTCAACACCACCAAGCACAAGTGTTTCAAACATCTTGTTTGGTCCCTGCTTGGCGGAGACATTCCCAACGTTGACATTAGTGAAATCATTTGTTACGTCAACCATGAGTAGTCCGATTATTGACTCAAGGTTTGACCACTTTGCTTTTTGCGACCTTCCGGCAATGAACGCATCAGCGATATCGTCTTTTTCCGTCGAGTTCAGCAGGACCGGTATCCTTCCGGTGCTCAATGAATGGCCAAGCGAATAGGCAGCCCTTGATGAAACGCCGGGCTTCATTACGAGTTCTATTTCACCATATGCTGGAATTCCGTCTCCAGCAGGATCCGAGTCGGCAACTTCAAAGACCGCTGTTTCGGCGACGCTGCCAGCACCTTTCTTCAGCACTTCGGAGAACTTCTTCTTTACATGTGATTTATGGATGATGTAGCCGGTTATCGGCAAATCCTCGTCTCCAATTGTTCGCGGTATTCCAATTTTCTCAAAGTGCTCTCGTATCATTTTGTTGAGCGACTGATTGACGTTATTTCCAGAAGCGTATTCGTCATCCTCGTCCCTCTTCGTGCCGTATATGGACGAACCAGATCGCTCGCCGACGATTCTTCGCGCTCCAGAAAGAGTCAACGGCGGACCTGACTCTTCAGCCAGTTGTGCCTGGGCGGACCCATCCTTCATGGCGCGTATCGCGGACTTGAATGCGTTTGAAATCCTTCCATGCATTTCGTAAGGAAGGGTTGGCACATTCCTTTTCTTGAGCATTTCGGTGACAGTGTTTCTATCTTTCTTCGTTATTTTCCTGCTTGACACAAGTTCGTTCAGCATTAGTCGCGCCAGTTCAATGCCGGATTCACGCGCAATTCGATATGCGGTCTCTGATAGAACACCGATTTTCGGCATTTTCTCAAGCGTCATAACAGCGAAGATGGCTTGCTTTATGTCATTGGCGTGCTTCTGCGGGATATTTGAACGCTTCAGCGCTCCGTCAATTGCGGCCTCCATGGAGCGGAGTTTGTTTATCTTGCGCCCATTCTCTTCACGCCTATCGGCAGAAAGAACAGTTTTCTTTCCAAGAGACCCATTTATTGGAGTTTCGCGATATGCCCCCAGCGATGCCTTCATCAGGCTCACCGGGTCGCGTTTTGTGCTTGACTTGCGTGACGGCAAGCCGACCCCGGCAATCTTGATGAAGTGGCCGGACTCATATAGATCGTTGACTTTTTTCCTGGCTTCACCAGCAGTCTTTTCTACAAAAGAATTGACCGAATCATTGTCTATTGCCTCTATTTCGTCCGGCTTCCAAGAGGATCTCTTCTTTCTTGTTTTTCTCACTGACGAAAGACCAGCGGCTTCTTGGAAAACCTTCGCCAAAGAAAGAGCCTCGACTATGTTGGTGTTGACCTTGATGATATTGACTGGTATGCGCTCATTTTCCGGCATTGACTGGTTTGCAATTATGGTCGCTGCCCATTTGTGATGACCATCAATAATCTGGTTCTCATTCGTTACGACTATTGGCGAACCAATCGGGTTGTCTGATAGCGCCGACGCAAACTCCTGGTCGTAGGAATCGGTTCCTGGGTAAATGCCACGGTTCTTCAATACATCGGCGATTATTTCTGCTTCATCAAATATCTGCTGTGCGTACGTATTGACAGTTGAAGCCTTCACACTTTGCTGCGATGGCGAAAGTTGCAATGGATCTGCGACGAAAGATCCCTTTGTTTGGTTTCCAGTTATTCTTTCCATGTAAGTGACGAATGTTGGCTGCAGGTCAACAAGCGTCTCCGACCAGTCAGTGTTTTTATAGAACCAGCCAAGGTCTTCGTCTGATGGTTTCCCCTGCCTCATGGAATCAAGTACGTCAAGTCTTTCGCTCATTGCGGTGACTTTGTCCTTGAGTCGCATTGTTTCTGAATCCGGCGCTACTCCAATTTCCTCCATTCTCAGCAACTGATCACGCATCTGCTCTATTGCATCTGTAAGCGATGCGGTCTCAGCATTAATGGCGCTCGCCATTTTTGTCCGTGGGGCAGCGTGGCGGGCGGCGATTTTTCTATAACGCAACTCTTTTTCCTGCAGGCTGTTCTTCTGCTCTCTGAGTGCGGACACGACCATTTGGTTTTGTTTTGTGTCGGCCATCTCAAGTGCGTCAATTGCCTCGTCAATCTGCTCGTTGACTTCATTGAGTTCTTCTGCGAATATTGACTTCCATACGACGTCAGCCTGACCAGATTTTGCCATTTTTGCCGCAAAACTTGCCTCATCCGATGGGTTCCCGACAAGTTGCGGCATGTCTTCGCGATCAATCGTTATGCCGGTAGTGCAGAGTATGTTCGCGCTTGCTTGTGGCATTGAGCAGAAGTCAATTTCGTACTGGTCAATGAAGCCTTGCTTTATTTCCGGTAGGACGATCTCACCGAGACCAGATGGCCTATTCTCCGATGAGAAGCGAAGCCATTCCGGAGATTCCAGCTTGATTCGGTCAAGTGCCCCATTTTGGGCTTGGTCTGCAAGTTCCTCTGGGATCAGCGATCCAGAAGTGCCTGACGACGCAAGTTGCACCCTGTTGCCGAGCATGAGAAGGGCGACGGCAAGGGCCTTGTTCCTTGTTTCAAACAGTACGTCGCTGTCTTCTATTTCCGGTGATTCAACTATCTTGAGTTCGTTGTTGAATTGTGCATCAAGATCCGATTGCGACATCCGGTCAATTTGCCTGCCCATTGACTTGATCATGTCAACGAGATTGAATGCCTGTTCAAGTGTCTGGTCGCTCCCGGCACCGGTTATTTCTGTCTCTACCGGTGATCGGGTTTGCAGCCTTCCCTCGCGCTGGATTGGGTCCATTGAGGAAATTCTCTGAAGTCTCCGAGATTCTCTTTCTTCATCAGGGATTCCAGCAAATCTGAGTGCACCGCTCTTTGCGAACTTGTTCAATTCGTCCTCGGATAGGCGTATCCGGACCCTTCTGTCAAAGCCTAAATGCATCTTCATCGCATTACGTTCTAGGCGCGCCGTTATGACCTCTACTGGCTCATTGATGATCATTTTCATTAGACGTGGATCAATATCGGCCCTTGTCAAACCCGGGTATTCCTTTGATACGGCACCGCCTGCGATTCTCTTCAGTTCCCTGACGATGCCGTTTACCAATTTCCTGCGCGCTTTTCTGCGCGTCTCTCTTGTGTCCGCTTCCTTTGTTTCTTTCCTTGAGTCCTGCTTGGCAATCGGAATTTTTACAGCACCCTTTGACTCAGCTCCAAACAGTGTTTTGTTCACAACCCATTGATTTGAAACAGACTTTTCCTCGGTGATGTCACGCATTTCTTCTATCGCGCGTCTACTTCTACCGGTAATGCTTATTTCCGCCAAGCGTTCAAGTTCCTCATCAATCATCCCGACAAATACGTCTCTATCTTTCTGTGGATCGCCAGTTAGATCCGGGTGGTCAAAAATCGGGGGCTTTGCACCAGCGAGAACACGTGATTTTTGATATCTCAGCAATGCTTCATACGGTGTTGTTGCATCACTCGCTATAACGTCTCCAGCAGAAACACCAGTCCAGGTTCCAGAATTAATCTTACTTTCAATCCATTTACGCGTCATTGACGGATTGAATGGCTCTACTTCATTTACGTCAAAGTAGGGGCTGTCTTGGAGGACTAGATCAATATCGTACTCGTCCTTAAGCCGCTTTCTCTCTCTTGCGAAGTTTATAAGAGATGTATATGAAGCACCTGGGTTTATGCCACTGAGTTGACCCCGTGGTATCGGCATGCCAGACCGTGATGATCGCATGTTTCCTGCATCAACAACTATTGCCTGGATATCACTTGGCTCAAAGCTTCCGAGCACCAATGCCTCTGTGAAATTGCCCAAACCGTTAAATGAGGTTGAGGCAATAGACGATCTGTCTCCAACCCGTGCGTCAAACAATACTGATAGCGGATCAAAAAATGCAGACGAGTCTGTATTTCCGGCTACGTCGCCAAGTTTTATGCTTGGCATATCGCTAGTAACGCCAGCAATTGAATCGCCGCGAGTTACGAGTGTTCTTTCTGACGTCTCTGGTCTAAGGATTATTTTGTTGCTGCCATAACCTAAAAAGTTGTTTCTGCGCAGACCGGCACCGCCGCTGTTGTAAAGTTCGTCGGCATCACTCCCAATTGCATACGGATGCTGGATTTCTACATCATCGCCGTATATTGATTTTAGTTTCTTTACCCTGCTTTGGCCAACGCCAGATGGTATGGCCATGCCTGATGCTGGTCTAATGTCGTTTGGAGCATTTTTATCTATATTTAGCCAATGCTTTTCTGCGGCTTTCCTAATATCGGGAGCTTGCATGAAGGCCGTGCCACCCATGCTTTGCCGTCCATCGTGGATGGTTTCATATCGGCCAGTGTCCAAGATTGAGGCTGGGTCACGTGCAAGAACTACAGTTCTCCTGTCAAGCAATCCATCATTAGATGCAATATGACTATTGACTGCGTTACGGAGTTCCTCTGGACTCATGTTGCGAACTTCTGCAACAAACTCATCAATCTTGCGAACGGTGTCGGAGTCTCCACGGACGGATGCGATTTCTCTGGCAACAGCAAGGCGAGTAGAAAATGCATCTGGACTGGCGACCACTTTCCCCAAACCAGCAGGGTCTAGACCATTGCCAGCAAGCATGTACATTATTTCAAGGTCGGATTTACCCCTAGAAACAAGATTGTTGATTGCGTTTTTTGCAGCATCGCTTAGCGGTAGGTCTGCCTTGAATCCGTTAATTGATTCCCTGTAAGGACGGATGTCCTGTGCGATTTCCGACGTCTGTCCGGTGCGCTTGCCGATATCAATACCCATCCCTGCAGCGCGGTCGAGTATTTCGCGCGTATTACTTGCTGCCGTCGCTGCCGAACGCGACCCAGAGGAGAGTCTGCTCTCAGCAACGGTCGGTCCATATATTTCTTCTGTTGGAACCAATCCTGCTTTAACTCTCTCAGCATCTTCCTTAATTACTTTTTCGGCCCACGCCAAAGATATGTCTTCAATGCGTCTGCTTGCCCTGGGTGCAACTCCATTCCGGTCAAGTCGTGCAACTGGTTCATCCCTCATTAATGGAGGATATGCAGATAGCCCTGCTAGTGGCTTATGCACCCCTAGAAGCGGCGTTTCGCTAGCAGTAAATTTATCAGGTCCGAGGTTACCCGCTGAATCTATTGTGTAATTTCTCACTCCTCTAAATACATAGAATGTCCCCCTTCCACCGGTGGACGCGCTGAGATCATCGGCCAACTCAGGTGACTGAAGTATCGTCTTGCTCGGCGTAGAACCCGGTGCGCCCCTGACACCCCAGTCAACTCGTCCCAGGTACCCAACATGAACACCAAACCTAGGGGGCGTCGCAGACATGAATCGCCCATCTAGCCCGCCGATCATTTCAAACATTCTTTCCCATTCAGCCATCGTCTCTGGTGATTGGAATTCTGCATTGCTTGGATCATTTATTCTGCGCCACAGACCCATAGCCATTTCTCTATTTGCGCCCCTTGTGTCACCCGCTCCGCTGACCGACGTAGAGTCAATTCCTCTTGTGAGGCCAGGATTGATAACCCCATTTTCCAGTTCTGGCGCACCGGAGTGAACTGCATAAGTAACCTCATCGGTCGTACCGGGAATCGGTATCCTCCTGAACTCTTCAAATGGGCGCGTTTGACCGCTAAAAGGAGCTGATGCTGCTTCGTCAAGTGCTCTGAGTTCCTGGTTTCGTCGAACTAGGGCGTCGTATTCGTCGTCAGGAATATCCTCTATATCAACTGTTCCCTGTGCAGCGCGCATTGCTTTTCTTCTGGCCCGGAATTCCTTGGCACCTTCGCTTTCATACTCATCCAGCCATTGCGGTGCTTCTATGAGGAATGTGCTTCGTGATCCGGATGATAGTCTCTCGGATCCCGAACTCAACGTCTCGCTCTCGGAAAAGTCGGGCGCAAGCGATGGGTCGGAGAGTACGGTCTCGACGTCAATCTTGCCGTCGCGGTTGTACTGGCGCATCGCACGTGCAAAAATTGCTGGCGCTATTTGTGCATGTAGATTTACCACCTCTTTAGGGACATTCGTCTTTGCTGGATTAGAGCCCATGAATCCAGCGTACGTAGGTACTGACAATCCAAATTGTGGCTTGAGTCGTGAAGCGATCTGACTTTCCCCACCCTGCCCTCGTGCACCAGCGGCTATGTCAACATCTTCTTCGCCAACTACATAATAAGAAGTTGTTCTTGGCGCCAACGCCGCCCATCTTGGATACATATGTTCATCTTTTATAACTGGCTCTCCGTCACCTCTTCCTGACTCAACCAAGAAGGCATCTGGTAGTTCCGCAACGTCGGATGGGAAAAAACCTTTCGGCAGTCTGGCGTTATAGTTGAGTCCCCCAATTGCCGCAACAGGATCGACATATGCGGACAAGTGCTGCCCGCCCTCCTTACGGAGATTTTCTACGAATTTCTTAAGTTTCTCCACTTGTCTTTCTTGTTCACCAAGCGACTCAGGGGTAATTTTCTCTACAGCTTTTCTCAATTTTTCAGGATCAAATGACGATTTCTTTACCTTTGGCCATGTAACACCATCTGGCAACGAGCCATCTGCGCGCTTCAGTTTGTTAACTCGCCGAACTTCCTCTACGAGATCCGTGGTTGCTTTTTCATCCAATCCGGCATATTTCAAAACTCCGGTCACTTTTTGATCAGTTAATTCAATCTCATCAAGTCCAGAATTAACCATGTCATAAAGACCCCTATCTAATTCAAAAGTTGCTCGCTCATAATTTATTGAGTCAATTATTAACTCTGCGGACCTGAGATTAATATGACGCACATTTGACCCAGCTGAACTATTTATTGTTTCGTCGCCAACTGTTTTTTGTGGATTGAGAATGCCGCCATCAAGATGTCCGGCACCGTTATGAATAACGCCGATCATCCCGTCTTGCGATGGCTGTTCATAGACTTCAGTGTTTCTTCTACCAGTAGACCCTCTAGATAGGCGACTATTGATTGCAGCAGATTCCGTACGAAGTTGATCAATTATGTCTTCCGGAATATCTTCCACATCAAGAATCCCCTGTTCGCGGCGCGCACGAGCGGATTCTGTTATGTACTCCTGTAATTTAATTTCTTTTTCTGCGATGTCAATCTTCCTAATAACTTCCTCACGAAATGCTTTTTTCTTATCCTCTACGATTTTTGCAATTTCCTCAGGTGTTGCATCTGGCTTATCTTTTAGGATGTCTTCCCTAAATGGTTCGTATTCGTCAAAACGGGTGGTCGTGAATTCGCTTCTGGCATCCAGGCTCTGCTCAATATCACCACGGATCGTGGTTGGTAGTTCGCTGGAAACTCCATATTTTTCGCCCTGCCACACTCCCGTTTCGTCAAATTCTTTTAGTGCGGCTTTCAGATTGTCAACACGCGTTTTTGATCTTGAGAGTTCTGCTTCTTTTATTTCTACACTTTCCTTGAGTCGTGCTGAAACAAGTTTGCGATTTTCTTGTATCTTCGCCGCTGTCATTGCCTCTGGGAGCCCACCAGAAGCCAGTCGGTCACTAGCGCCACCCGCTGACCCGGGTGGCGGTGGTGCTGGCGGAAGTATTGAACTGCGTGTTGGGGCAGGCGGAGGAGCGGTCTCGGTTTCTGGTGCGCCACCACCTGCTTCGGCGAGTTTTCTCACCTTTGCCTGATCAAAGTCCCATGCCTCATCAAGCAACTCGCGTCTCGTTACCGGCAGATCTGGGCGACCGCGCCACGAGTCAGCGTATGGGTCGTGTCTGTAGGTAGCTACTTTATTGAGCCAATCTTCTCTAGATAGAGCAGTGGCTTTGTCTTCTGCCGGAATTGAATTAACGTATTTCTTGTATTCGGAATCTAGGTATTCTTCATACGTTTGCCCGAGGCTGTTCTTTTCCAATCTGCGTCTATCTGCCCTTGTCGTCGCTGATGGGGGAGTGGTTCCTGCTGGTATGCCTGGCGCTTCATCTGGGGCGGAACCGAAAGAACCGCCAGCGGAAGAGACGGAAGCGACTGCGCGCTTGCTTGTGTCCTTTACTTCGTCCGCATCCGTTGATCGCGTTCCTGCACGGTCCGTGCTGGAAGTTCCGCGTGACGATACATAACTATCAAATATCCTTGAGATTTTTTTCTTTGCTCCGCTTCTCCATGCAGCATCATCAGTCCCCTCACCGATTGATGACGCGAGACCACCAAGCACTTCAGTGGTGTCTTTTTGCTGCACAAACTCAACCCGCAGCGTTCCGTCGTCGTCTTTTCCTATGATACGTATGCGACCTGGTGGCATGACGAATAGGTCTGCAGTATCGCCTTTTTCCTTATAGGTAAAAAGACCTCTGTCACCGTCCTTGACGGAGACGATTACTCTGGTTTTGCTCTTCATCCCCTTCTTGGGTTTTGGCAGTCCTTCGATCGTTGACTTGCCACGAGGCATTGTCCGCCCACGCGTAAATCCACCGATATCCACTTCGCGTCCGGCAATCCTTCCAGTCGTGACGGCAGAATCAAGATCAAGAACTGCTTCTATTTCAAATGGTTCACTGTTGGAGGTCTTGTCAATTGCCTCCATTGCCGGAATGAGTATGTTCTGGACCTGTTCCTCCATGCTTCCCTCGTCCTTTGACGCAGGGTCAGCAGTGAGTCCCATTTTCTTCAGGCGGGCATTTTTTCGGTTCATTGACCGTCCAGCAGCAACTTGTTCATCTGGGTTAAGTAGTTGCGTGACCTCCGCATCCCTGAAGTCGCCAATCTCTTTTACTGCGTCTCGTTCTTTTTTCGTGAGGCGACGTCCAGTTGCCTTTCGTGCACTGGATGCAAATTCATTTGAATCTGCGGCGCTCTTGAACTTGCGTGCTTTTCTTGGCTTTGGTCGTGTTCCTGATTCAACCAATTCATCAAGTTCTTCCCTGATGGCTTTTAGTGAGCGCTTGTCACCATCAAGCTTGACTTTCTTGACATACATTTCACTGAGTTCATTGATCTCGGTGCTGAGTTGCAGATACTCGTCCGAATCTTTTTCGGTTATGAGGGCGCGCTGCTTTGTTTTATCGGCAATGAGGGAGACGAGTTTCTTTGGCGTCTTGTCGCCGTGCTTGGAGCGCATTTCTTCCTTGACGGCATCAAGGTCAAGGACTGAGTCAATCGGAACCCCCTCTTTGACCTTTTTCTTGATTTCCTCAATATCAAGCCCCCGTGTTCTGAGCAACTCGTCCCTGACGTTTGCATCAAAGATCAACCTGCCTGACTGCCCACCGGCAGGCGTGAAGTTTTTTGAATACTGATGTCTTGCTTTTCTTACCGATTCTTTGTAGACGTTGTGCTGGAGCAGCAGCAACTTTTCCTTTTGCTGGAGAACCTTGAGGGCTTTAAGGTTTTCCGGGCTCATGTCCTCTTCTTTTATTTTCCCACCGTCGGTCAATTCATCAATATCTTTTGCCACTTCGTTCATGAGCGGAACGAGCGTGTAAACGCCAAGCGCCGGGTCGGCGGACATTTCAATGACAGCCCTACTGTCGCCGCGCTCTACGGCACTCAGCAACTCATCCTCAAACTTCTTGCTCGCAGTTCTCAGTGTTGACGTCTCTGCAGCCAACTCTCGCCTATGGATTTCATCAAGTTCCTCTGGCGTTACCGTGGCTGGGTCAACATCTATGTCTGGGTCATATGATTCAGCCTCTACCTTTGCGGCCTCTTCCGCCTCAACAGCGATACGACGATCCTCCACGAGTCGCCCAACCCTGCTGTCCATCCATTCAAGTGCTTTGTTTGCCGCATCCAACTCTTCTCCGGTGAGGAGACCCATGTCACGAAGTGCTGCGAGTTCGGCGATGACTTCAAGGAAGTACACGGCGTCATCTCCCCTGTATTCATTCGGGTATGAACCGGCAAGAAATGCCGCCACATTGGTGCGCTTCAGTACGTCGTCAATTGCTTTCGGATCTACTTCTCGTGCGCCGCCCTTCATGAGGGTCATGAGATCCTGTCCGTTGAGTTGGTTGATGGAGGTGACAACCTTCATTCCAACAAACTTGCCCTTCCTGTATTGGGGAACCTCAAGTTTCCCTGTCCGCGCAATCTCTTCCTGTGCTTTTTGAAGCACCGCGTATCCAGTTGCTACGTGTCCATGTTCGTGGTAGCCAATGTGCTGGGCAAAGGTGTATGCGCCTTCAATTAATCCCGACATTTGCCTAGCTGCGGCAGTGGATGAATGTAGAAAGTCGGATACAGCACTCATTCCTTCTGCTTCGGAGAGGGCTCCAGAAGCCGCAACCGCCAGTCGTTCATTGGGTCCGAGATTTGGCAACATTGCTTCTTGGTTGTTCATGATCTTGTTGATATCAAGCGTCATGAACGCCCTGAGACGACCACTCGCGTCTGTGATGAAGCCAGTACTTGCCTCGTCTTCTCCTGTTGCTTTGTATTGAATAAAGGATATTTCTCTTGTCAGTTCTGGTTGTTCAATAAACTTTTTTAGTTGTGCCTCAAGGAACGCTCTTTCAGTCACGTAATAGCGGTGCGTGTCGGCCTTAATGAGGGCCCTTCTTTCGTCATCAGTAAGGAACTGCCAGTTTGGGATTGCCTGCAATCTCGCAAGGACGATTTGTTCTACTTGGTATTTATTTGGTCTTGCACCTATTCCATTATCAAACTCAAAATTGATGTCCCAGAGACCCATCTCCCTTAGTGCATCAAAGGTTGCCCACACATCGGAGTTATCCGCCCTTGCTTCTTCGCTTGTATCAACGCCGAGCATCGTTTGAAGCCCAAGAACTTCAGCCCTTGCTTGTGCAAGCTTGTCTTGCGCGCTCGTGAATGCACCGCGAATCCATCTCTGTTCTGGCGGAAGATCAACATCTCTCCAGTCAGGATGCGGTATTGGCTCTCCGGTCGTTGCGTCATATAGCGGTGTTCTGCCCCAGACTTC